GCCGCGCGGATGTTGGTACCGTCGTAGTTGTTGACGAAGCCCCTGATGGCGTTCTTGAAGCCATTCAGCCACGTGTCCAGGGCATCGCTGCCGCCAATGTTGTTCCAGTTGAAAGCCATGGTGTCACCTCCATCTTACTCAAAACATGTAGGATGTATCCTCTGCCGTCCCCAGAGAAGTCCAAAGAACGCGCTCCTTGCTCATTGACATCAACAGACCCGGCCCAGTGTCCGCCGCATCGAGAAGCAGCACCGGCTGATCGCTGGACTCAGATGCGGAGTACGCCCTTCCGAAGAAGTTTGACGAAGCGCCACCGCCGAGCTCCGGTATCGAGTAGCACGATGTAACTGCGGATGCCGCGCTCCCTGTCCAGGCAGCAAATGCGTAGTGCTTCTCCGGCTCGAGGGCCAGACCTGCGCCAAGAAACGAAGATGGGATCTTCTGGTACACCACCTCGCCTATGGCAACAGGGAACTCTCCGGAGTATGCCAGTCTGCGCAGGCGTGTGAAGCCGGACTCGATGACGAACTGGTAGATGGCCACAGCCCAGGTTGTTCCAGCCGTACCGACAGCGACTGGCCCGAGGCACTGATTCACCGTGTACCGAACACCGGGCGTCCTCTTGATTCTGGCGATATACCATCCATCCAGGTTGATGCCGCCGGACAGTGTGCAGTATGCGAGGTCACACGTGACTGGAGTCTCCGCGCCGGCAAGGTCTGGCCGCTTGAACATTGCGGTGTTGGCTCCCTTGGCGGTTCCCAGTAGCGGACTTCGGAGAACGGGTCGGAAGGTCATTGGCCACCACTCCTCTGCCCAACCGGGACAGTCTCGACGATGACGGCGTTGATCTCAGGGCTCCCCTGGTCCGAGTGTGCGATCTTCACGGCGAACGAGTGGCAGCGCACCATGTGGTTGAGGCGCTTTGACACGGCGCTGCTGCTGAGTCTCATGGTTGAGTTGTATGAGAAGCTCCCGTACGCCCTGTTGCGCCCGTGCTCGTAGCCGTACGCCTTGATGGTCTTGCCCTTGGTCTCGTCTCCGTCGGGGATGAGTGTGACATTCACATACCCCTGATGAGCGGTGCCATCCTGAAGCACGTACACTGGCCCGGCGAGGAATCGGTCTGACCCCGCATAGTTCTGCTCGGTGCCAACGATCTCTGCGTCGATGACAGTACCGTTGTCCAGGTAACCGGTGTCCATCTCGAAGATGATCCCGTACGCGCTTCCGAGCATGACCTTTGGGACGGCCCCGGTGAGGTCCTCGGCAACGCAGGTGGCTCCGAACCCGAAGCGGTCATTGGCGACCAGCCGACCCTGTGGGTACACGCCGATGGGATCCTGCTTCTCTCCCTGGGTCACCAGTGTGGACGCGCTCATGTACACAGCCGAGTCGAGCAATCCGTCTCCGTCGGTCTTGGGCACGAACCACCGCAGCTGGTTGTACTTGGAGTTGTAGACTCCCTTGGCCTTTGAGAAGTCGCACCCAAACTCACCCTCTGCGAACTGGCGGTCCACGCTGCTGTTGAGCTTCATGCCCTTCTGCCCGTCGAACACGTAGAACCCGTCGTTGCCGACAAAGAACAGTGCGTCTCCGGTCTTGATCACTGGGCCGATGCTCCCGACGCCGTTGCTGAGTGGGACAAAGTCGTACCCGTCTCCCTCGTTGAGTCCGTTCTCCTGGGCGGCGTAGATGGCGCGCTCCTTGAATACGATGAGAGACCCCTGGAACACCGCCATGGCCTTGATGAGACCAGCCCCGTCGTCGAGCCAGCTGACGTTGCGCGATGCCCACAGGTCGATGAAAGCCTCAGGCTGAGACCAGCGGATCTCGTTGCCCTTGGCGGCGAACAGGCGTGAGTTGAACACCGCAATGCTCGTGGCGTCGGGCATAGACGCTTCCCACCCACCATCCGGCTGCGTCTCCGTGTAGTCGGTACCGAGGCTGTCGGCCACCAGCTGGTAGACGTTCGTGTCCTTGAGGATGTGGTAGAACCACCCGAGCCCCTCGATGTACCCGATCACCCGGTCAGTCTGCGTGTGGTACAGCGTGTGAACCCTGGTGGAACTGGAGAACACCGCAGCCCCGGTCACCGGCACCAGGCCATCAGCCGCAGTAAGCAGTGTGCCATCGACGTGGAAGAGAAGCTGGTCTCCGTTCTCGCCGTATAGCGACACCGTGAACTCATGGTTCGTCCCGTTCCGATCCGTGAAGTAGATCATGGACAGGATCCGGTTGGACTCGGTGTGCACGTAGCTGTTTGTCAGTGTTGCCGGACCAGCATAGTCTAGACCCGCCTCGTCGGAGAGTTTGATCTGGATCCAATACTTGGTCTGTCCGTCGATGGTGCTGGTGGCCCAGTCATCAGGCTCGTGGAAGCAGAACTCCATGGAGCACAGACCAGACGACGATGATGCCGCATCGGCAACCCCGAACCCAGGGGCAACCATGGACTCGACTCCGCTGGTCTGGAGGTATGGACCGTCAATGTTTCCAGACGATGGCGTGATGTAGGAGAAACTGCCACCGCCCGTGCTGTAGCCGATCATTCCAAAACGACTATTGGTGTCGTAGACGGTCGGAGACACGGGCCACTGCTCCCCCTCAATGCGAACGCGGTTGAACGGTGCGTCGGCGCCGACGTAGATGTAGACCGGGCTGGTCTCAAAGTTGTGGGTAACGGTCCCGGCCACCACATTCGTCACAGCGCCCTCGGTCCCATGGTAGACGCCGGTCTGGGTGCGCTTCATGTCGGGCAGGGCGCGAACAGGGCGCATACCCAGCCGCTTCTTCAGGGTGCCGTCAAACCAAAACCAGTTCAGGGAGCTCTCTGCGAACTCCGGGCTTGGCGCCCCAGCCGAGTCAGTAACCCCGGCGCTGAACTTGGTCTTGATCTGAGGCATATCTCACTTCCCCTTCTTCAGGGCGGCCATGGCCTTCTCGGCGTTGAGCTCGCGCTTCATGTCCTCGATCTGCTTCTTCAGCAACTCGGATTCGAGCTTCAGCTTGGCAGCCTCATCGACAGCGGCATCGCGCTCCTTGGCCTTCTTGCTGAGCTCCTGGACGTGGCCCTCGGCGGCGAGCATGTGCACGGCCTTGGACTGGATCTCCTTGTGCTGGCGGCTGACGTCACGCATCACGGAGAAGAACCCGTACCAGCCCTTGAGCTTTCCGTTCTCGTCGCGGACCAGCTTGAAGTCTCCCTTGTCGTCGCGCTCGATGGCGTGCGGAACCGCTTCGGCGATGATCTTGAACTCCTCCTCGTTGTCGCAGTGGACAAAGAAGTCCTTGGCCCGCCCGTTGCTGATCACTGCGGCGAGGTTGGAGTAGTCGTGCCACACCGCACCAGGGGGGATGAAGCACCACTCGCCGTTCGGCCACAGCGTCTCGCGCTCCCACACCGGCTTGCCCTTCAGCTTGTCGCGGTTGTAGTCCCGCTGGAACTCCTCACCGATACCAATGGTGCAGGACTTGGTCCAGTTCATGAAATAGTTCTCAATCTTCAACCCCTTTGCACTGCTCATCTCCGTCTCCTATCAGATCCGACCGATGGGCCGGTTCTTCTTGAAGTGGTTGTCGCCGTAGTGGCGCTCCACGTAACGCTTCAGGTTCTCATAGATTGCGTCCGCACGCTGCTGCGCCGGGTAGGCATCAGGATCCCCTGCCTCTGCCTTGTAGCACGCAACCGCATCATAGACGAACAGCTGGTGGAACTCGGCGGGGATGGTGCTCACGGTGTCGCTGCTGCCGGAGAGCGCCGTCGGAGCGGCAACGTGGCCAATGTACAGGGTCGCAGCCCAGGACGGTGCAGGGCGCAGCTGAATCTCCTGAGCGATCATGTCGATGGCGAACACCTCAGGGGTCCCGGTATCCGGGTAGTTGTCGAGCTCCAGGATCCCAGCCTCCATGAGATCCTTGCCCTTCAGCTGATCGGTGGAGTTCTGAGGCAGGATCTGAACGTACCCCACCATGCGACCACGCGCTGCGGATGGCAGGCTCACTGACCGGGTGTTGGCGGTGTAGGTCATTGTGGTACGGGTCAACAGGCGCCGTGGGTAGGACGTACACAGCTGGGCCCAGCGCCGCTCGATGGCCTCGTTGAGCAGCTTGGTGATGACGGCCTGGGGCGGGTCACCCTCATCCACGTCGGTGATGTCGCCAAGCTTCAGGATTTCGCGGAACCGTGCCCGCATCTGCGTGAGCGTAGCCATCAGAAGAGATCCTCGTCCTTGCGCCCACGGAGCATTCTGGCGTTGCGGATGTCGTCCTGGTCCTGCTTCTCAATGCGCGCGCCCTCCTTGAAAGCCTCACGCTCCAGCCGAAGCATCTCATCCTTGTCGGGGGTGGACATCCCGGCCTCCTGGCCAAAGTCACGCAGCGCCCGATAGAACTCCATGTTTCCGGCCTGCTCCTTGGCGATGGAGTCGCGCTGGGCCTTCTCCTTCTCGATCTTGGCCACACGGACTGCGTCGTTCATGCGCTCACGCACGGCACCATGGCGGCACTTGTCGGTGTCCAGCATGGCGATGATGAAGTTTGGGTGTGGCACAACCGGCTCACCGCCCTCGCCGTCAAAGACGTGGACCATGAATGGCTCGCGCGCGGAGTGGTGGACGTTCTTGCCGTTCTCGTCCTTGGTCACCCAGTTGCGGCGGACCCACTTGATCACCATGAAGCATCCACGGTGAGTCTGGACTCCGAATGAATCCGTGTGGATCCTGGCGTGGTCGTACGGCTTGTGCTTGCGGTAGGTCTTGCGCTGGATGTCAGGAGCCCAGACGAGAGACAGGGTAGGATCACGACAGACACGACGAAGGTAGTTTTGGTACGCGCCGGGTACTTCCATGAACCAGGGCTTCACTGCATCCTCCAGATTTTTCAGTCCAGCACTGCTCTTTGTTCGTTCCTAATGATGTTGCCTACCTGGGTCTTCGACATACCAAACTTGCGTCCAGTCCTGGCGTAAGACTTGCTTGCAGCATAGTCAAGTCTGACCTGATTCACAACCTCATCGGAGAACTTTGCCTTGCCGTGTCGCTCTCCACGAACAGTCCTGCCGCGAACACTGCGGTCGTCCATGTTGTCCTGGTGGGTCCCCGTCTCGAGATGGTTGGGATTCACGCACGCCCTGTTGTCGCACTTGTGGCGCACGTGCTTTCCGGCGGGATCGCCGACAAACAAGATGCAAGATGCCCGGTGGGCGGTCATAAGCTTGCCAAGGAAGAACCAACCATACCCGCTCTTTTTGTCCACCGCCGCTGTCCAGATCCAGCAGCCGCTCGCAACTGGCAAGCACTTTTCCATAAAGCGATCTTTGTCTGTCATGTACCTGACTCCCCGGCCTGTGAATGTGGCCGAAACCACTATAACGCAGACCGGGGATACTATCAAGTTTCTAGATCGTCATGTGATCGCCGAGCAGGTCGTCGATGCGGGCGTTCTGCCAGGGCGCACGGCACACGATGCCAGCCGCAGTCCACTTCATGTCCGTCACGGCCTCGTCCTTGCCGATCACGCGCTGCACGGTCTTGCCGTCCAGGTTGATGAAGGCGGGAGGGCCATCCTGCAGCATGATCATGGACTCCTTATCCAGGAGGAACAGGGTGTGACCAGGGGCCAGACGGCTCGTGAAAACCTCAAGCTTGCCCTCAAAGCCGAGCGGGAAGATCTCGACCTTGTTGAAACCAAGCTGCTGGCTGGCGCCGGGGGTGTGGCGGATCGGGTTGTTCTGGGCGGTGTTGCCGCTGGAGCCAGAGCCCTGAATGGTCAGGTGGTCAACCAGCTGCCGAACCGCACCGAACGGGCCGTACGCACAGGAGATCCGACCGCCGCTGATCTGCTTCTTCCGCTCCACCACAAAGTTGATGAGCTGCGGGGTCAGCTGGCGCAGGGTGCCGGAGTTCCCGAACACGAGGGCGTTCAGCGTGGTGTTGGCGGAGCGCTGGAGACCACCGTAGTAGGCCACCAGACCACCGTCGTCCACCGCGTCAATCAGGCCCAGCGGGTTCTTCAGGGCGTCCCAGTCGGAGGAGCTGGACATGGAGGCCGTGTTCACACGCTCGCCGTACTGCACGACGTAGTCACCAGCCGCCCAGTTCGTCGGGGCAGCACCCTGGAAAGTCCCAATCGGACCAGTGGCGTTGCTGCCGGTGTCGATGGCCACGCTCACCAGCTTGCGACCACGATCACCAACACCGGTACGGAGAGCGCCAGTGCGGGCGGAGTTGACCGCGTCAAGGATCAGGCCACCACGCAGGTACTTCACGCCGTTCTCGAAACCGAGGACGTTGGCGGCGCTGTACCCGGCATAGCGGAACTGGACAGACGGCCACGCTGAGACGTCCTGGATGCGGGCGAGGGTGCCCAGGGCGGAGCCAGCGATCTTGATGGCCATGCGCTCCTTGATGGAGTCTGCCATGTCCTTGAGCCGGAACTCCTGGAGGTTCATGTACCCACCCTTGCTGGACTTCACGGCGGTCTTCATCTGACCGGTCCAGTCGGTGGACATGTACACGTCCTTGTTCTTGAACTGCATCTCGCCCACGGTGAACCCAGCGATTTCGTCTTCCACGCTGGCGTCGGGGTCGTAGCCGGGCAGCCACTCACGCTCACCACGGGCGGCGAAGTAGGGGTTGCCTTCCGTCTGGAAGTTCACGCGGTAGAACTCACCATCCAGGCTCTTGGTGACAAGATTCAGGATGTTGAGCTCTTCGCTCGTGCGGGTCATGTGGGTAAACATCTTCTCGGCGACATGCTCGAACTGCATGTTCAACGAGGAGGTGCTGCGGGCGGTCACTGCCATGGTTCTATCCCTTCTTTTCTAAAGCGCCTCAGTGAAGCGCGCCGTTTTCCCACCAAGGCTTATCCTCGAGGGTGCCGCCCTGATTGGTTTTGGTTGACGGCGGTCCACCCTTGGGCGCAGGCGGAACACCGAGCTTGGACTGCTCTTCACGCCGCTTCTGGTCCAGGGCTTCCTGGGCATTGCGGGTCTGGGCAGCGGAGGTCTTCGGAGAGTTGACGGCGGCGAGCATCGACATGAACTTGGACATGGCCTCGCCAGCGCTGATGAACTTGCCAGCCGCGTTGTTCATGGCCCACCACTGACCCAGGAACAGATCCTTGCCGTGTTCGGTCTGCATGAACGGGAAGCGCGAGTCGTTGGCGAAGGCTTCGACGGAGTTGGTGATGTAGTCGGCGTTGGCGCGGGCCTGGGCATCGAGAGCGGCGCGCCGGTTGTACTCGTTGAGCTCTTCCATCTTGCTCTGGAGCGCCTGGATCTCGCCGCGCAGGCCGAACTCAGCATCCTCACGGGCAGCCGCAGCGTGCCACCGGGCGAGGTTGTTGGCGTAGTCGTTCAGGTCGGCGACGGTCGCGGTGGCGGGATTGGGCGGCACCGGCTTGCTGGCTTCACGGGCCTGGAGGCGCGCCTGATTCTCAGCCTGTCGCTGGGCAATCGCGTCCTGCTGGGCCTTGCGCTGCATTCCAGCCTTGATCAGGGCGGCCTGCTCCTGGAAGTAGCGCTGAATAGGTGCCATCGTCTGCTCAAACCAGGGCGGAGGCTCCGGGGGAGGAGTGGCCTGAACAGACGACGGCGAGGGTGGAGAAGGCGGGGCAGCGGCAGGCGCAGGAGTTTCGGGCGGGTCGGATCCCTCGCTCTCGGTCTCACTGGCTTCCTGCGTGGTGCTGGATTCATCGGACGCCTTGGCTTCGGTATCAGTGGTGGTAGCGGGCTCTTCAACTTGGCCGTTCTGCCAGTCGTCACCCGCACCGGTATCGACACTGATGCTGCCGCCGCCGAATGCGTCGTTGAGATTTGTCCCCGGATCTGCGCCCTTCACACTCATTGTTCACTCCTGAATTGCTGGTCAACCTGCTGGAGGCCCGGCTGTTGCTCGAACCCCGATGGATCTCCCTGTGTTACTACACCAGACTGCGCCGCCTGTACAGCGTCCACAGCACCACTTGGCTGAGAACTTGCATCAGCCGCATTAGCAGTGCCGAATTGCTGCGCCTGTGCCTGCATCCCCAGCATGGCCTGCTGCTGCATGAACTGGAGCTCCATCTGCTCCTGGACCTTCAGTTGCTCATGTCCGTCAATGTGCGCCTGGAGATCCATGCATGCCGGATGGTCCTTCCCGAGCGTCACGCGGAGCTCTGCGAGTACGGCCTTGTGGGACGGGATGTGAATGTCGTGCCCCTCGTACTTGGCGGGCATACCCATGGGGCGACCTGCGCGGGCCTCCTCGTTCTCGGTCAAGGCGGCGTTCTCGTGCAGGTTCTTGTCCCCGTAGATGTCAACCTCGGTGGCGAACTCGGACAGCTTCAGGGCCTCTGGAGACTGGAACACGCCGGACTTGGCCGCCTCCATGATCTCCTGACGCCTGGATGCCAGGGTGCGCCCGATGTCACGGGTCGGGATGAGCTCAAAGTCGCTGGTGGTGCCGAGCTTGGTTGTGCCGAATGCCCGGTACTTGTAGTGGCCGTGCGCCCCGTAGACGCTGCGGATCACCCGGTGCGGACCGTAGCAGAGTTTAATCGTGTCGTGCAGAAGCCGGCCAATCTCGGCGTAGGACTTTGCGTTGTCCTCAAGCATGCGCTTCAGCGGAACCACGGCACGCTGCTCGCGGTATGCCATCAGGCGCGCGTTGTCCTCGCTCCCGGCGCTCTGGCCACGCATCACGTCAGCGGAGAAGCTGGACTCGTCGGCGTAGTTGAACAGCCGGTCCACCATGTTGGCCGCGTCAGGCGAGGCGCCGTTGTCGTTCCAGAACCGTGGCTCCGGGATGGACGGCCTGTGGTCGTATTCGTACAGCCCCTGCACATCACCCACATCCATGGCGTGACCGCGAGCCGCGATGAGGCGCATCTGGACGGACTGCTCGGCGCGCTCGTACATCTTGGTGAGCATCTCGTTGATGGCGCAGGCTTCGGCCATGATCGAGTCCACCGTGCTCTTCGGGTACGCCTTGATGGCCGGGATGTCATGGCAACGGAGCGGGACGAACGGGATCTTCCGGTGCGCGTACGGGAGTTGGCCAGCGCTCACAATGGTGGAGTCGCCAGCGATGACGATGTATATGCCCTGCGGGTGCTTGAGCGTCGGGAGGTGGAAGAACCGCTTGATAGTAACGAGCCCCTTGCGCCCGGTGCTATTGCGGTCCCATCCAGGGAGGCGGCTGAAGAGGTGGTTGCCACCGACAACGGAGTCAGGGATGTCGTCAGGCGTGAGGTTGGTTCCCTGGGCGAACTGCTCAAAGAACACCTTCTTGTCGATATCCTTGACGTGGATCAGGTAGCGGATCTTGAAGGCGTCGTGATCGGGGTCCTGCAGGATCTCCCACGGCGGGTGGCACCAGACGGCTACATCCCCTTCCGGCTCCTCGCCAATAACCTGGTATACCTGTCCGGGAGGAAGTCGAGAGAGATCAGGCCGTCCGAGAACAACACCCTGTGCCCCGCAGTTGTGACACGGAACAAGTCCGGGGACAGTGGGATTGAGGGACAGCGCCCCCGTTCCCTTGCATACAGGACATTCAACAGAGCCATACGCCGGGCCAATCTCGCCAGCTTCCTTGTCGAAACCCACCTCCAGCCAGGGTTGACCACACACGTGCTTGAGATAGTGCGCCTTGGAAAGCTCATTGTACATCCCGCTGACGTGGACGGCGTGGTTGGTGACGTCGGCACTTGCCCGTGCGCGCATCATGTCCTCAGCCTGACCGCTGGCCTTGGGTCGCGCCTCGAACTTGGGGACGTAGAGCTCGTTGCCGATCAGCGTCATCACGCGCGGGTGGATGATGTTGACGTGGAAGTACCGGCGCTGGTCATCGGGCGTGACCCACTCAATGTGACCGTCCGGATCCTGGCGGTAGTAGGGCTCACCGATGGCCCACTTCAGGTTGATGGCCCAGGCAATCTCGGCCCGTGTGCGCTCAGCCGTCTTGGCCGCATCCTCACAGCGTGCAACCTCCTGGAGCGGGGAGAAGTCCTCGCCAAGGTAGGCCCAGTCAATGGCCGGGTTCAGCTTGGGATCGTTCGCCATCAGTCAACCCTGGTCCAGAGGCTCTTGCTGGTCGCTTCCTTCTCCGTGTCGCTCGGGGCGTTGGTGAATGCGAGCACGCTGTCAGCCGTGGACACAGGGGGAGGGGCAGGACGCCGACTGCGCAAAACTTTCTCAATGCGCTCGGTCTCGCCAGCGGAGAACAGGATCTTGGCCAAGCCGTACACCAGCCCCATCATCGCCAGGAACCCGATGCAGAGGGTGACCGCAAGCACAAGGACTACGGGCTCGTATGACATGAGGTATGTCGTACTGTATGGTCACTGCTATGTCAACGGAGGCACGGAAATAGCATGGCTGAAGGTACATTCATGGACCTGGGGTGGGACCCACGCAACTGGGCGCGGAACTGCGACACCATCTACGAGATGCAGGACCGGGACACGGGCCACTGGTGCAAGTTTGGATCCCTTATGGCCAGGTCCAAGCCTCAGCAGGGTCTTGCAAAGCTGGTGATTAGACGACTCATGCGCGGTGGGCCGCAGCGGATCATCGTGTGCAAGCCGCGAAAGTTTGGCGGAAGCAGCCTGATGTCCACCTTCAACTACGACATCGCAACCTCCTGCCCTGGCATCTACGCAGGGATCATGGCCCACCGCCAGGACTCAGCCGACATCCTGCACCGTATGTATACGACCCTGTGGCGCCGCACGGATCCAGCCCTTCGCCCAATGCGCACCCGCAAGGACAACCCCATCCACTTCACGGCAAAGTATGCATCCCAGGTAGACGCGGGCGAGGTTGGCCTGGACAGCATCATCGAGTGCCAGACGGCTGGGTCGCACAACCCCTTCACGGGCGGCACGATGCGCCTGTTCCACTGGTCCGAGACCGGCAAGACCCCGGGCGACTACGCCAAGCAGACCGAGCTGGCCACGTCCGTGATGAACGCCATGCCGACCAACGGTCCCTCGCTCGCAGTGTGGGAGTCCACCGCACAGGGCACCAACAACATCTTCCACGACACCTGGAAACAGGCGATGCGGAACGTGGAGGGTGGTCGGGATCCCCATGATGGAGAATGGGTGCCGTACTTTGTGGGATGGCACGAAGATCCACTCAACCAGATGGAGGTCGCTCCGGACTACGACTGGGATGACTGGAACCAGAAGGACATCCTGCACGAGACCATGCTCATTGAGCGGTACTTCGGCGGCGATGTCGAGACGGCCAAGCCCTACCTGCGCTGGCGGCGCTTCAAGATCAGCGAGATCCGCATGGATTTCAACAAGTTCAACGAAGACTACCCGTACTGCTGGCAGGTCGCCTTCCTGAGCTCTGGTCAGCCCGCCATCCCGCGCGAGTCCTTCGAGTACCTGGACGCCCACATCCGGACGCCTAGCACGACTTACAACACCGACCTGGAGGAGTGCGATGAAGCGCTTGGTGCTTCGGCCATCGTTGGGTGGTGAGCTCACCGTATGGGAGCGGCCAATGGCTGGTCACGAGTACATCGTCAGCTGCGACCCATCACTCGGGCGAAACTGGACCGAGGCCGGGGACATGAGTGCCATCGGGGTCTGGCGCCGGGAGCATCCGCGCATGATCATCCAGGCGGCTGAATGGGTTGGACGCTGGCCGGTCGGTCGTGTCGGTGAAGCCATCGCCTGCCTCTCGCGAGCGTACGGTGGTTGGGTTGACCAGGATGGGCGCGAGCAGGAGTGTGCAACCATCAACATTGAGCGCAACCTCATGGACACTCCCAAGTTCGCGATCATGGAAATCCAGCGCCTGAGCGAGAACTTCTTCTTCGTCCCACGCGAACATCGGTCCATCCGTCCAGGAGATCCGAACGTGTACTTTACCGTCAAGGACGCGAAGTCGGAGCAGTACCTGATCAATACCGTGGCGGATTACCTTGACCGAAAAGCCGTGATTATCCGCAGTGAGCAGACCCGGGATGAGCTCATGTCTCTCGAGCGGCATCGCGATGGCACTGTCAAGACTAACGGTAAGGATCGCAGTGTGATGGCCATCCTCGCCTGTGTCACTGATCAGGAGTTGCCAGCGGCGCGCTCCCCGGAAGTTGAACCAAAGAAGAAGGAGGAGCCAAAGCAGGTCCGTGGCATGACCCCTTCGCGAACCCCCGAACCCAAACGGCGCAATCATGGCTTCTGGTCCCGGCTGTAGTAGGCGTACTTGACGTACGGGAACTGCTTGCCGAACCCCTCCTTCAGCGTCATTGTCCCACACTTGGCGCCGGCCTGGATGACTCTCGGATAGATACCCTCGACCCTGACCACGGGAGTCCAGAGGATTGCGATGTGGCCCGGGTTGCCAGGAGAGCACGCCACGACGCACTGGTCCTGCATGGTGGAACGCGCACCAGCCTCGACCCCACCGCACGGAGTCCACCCCGGTATCTCGCCAGCCTGAAGCTTGCGGCACGTCATGTCGGCAGTGAGCTCCTTGCCGTCGAGTCGGTGCGGGATCTCCTTGCCCCAGGCGCGGGTGTAGTCTGTCACAAAAATGTTGCAGAAGGTCTGGCCGTCGCGCGGGGCGTAGCGTGCCCGCTGTGGGTCCATCACCCTGGAGATCTCGTCGCGGGTCCAGTACACACGGTCCTTGCCGAGAGCGATGTCGAGCTCCTCGAGAGGGATGTCCTCCCACGCCTTCTGCTCGTTCAGGTAGTCCTGCAGTGTCTTGGTCATCGGTCACATCCGTTCGGGCAGAGAGTGTCCCACAGGAGTTTTTTTGAGCAGTGCTCGCACACGTTCTCCCTTGAAATGTAAAGCCACGAAAGATCGCTCAGGAACTCACACACCGCCATGTGCCCGGCGTGCCATCTAGCACCGCAGATGAATGCCCCCTGCTGCATGTCAACATCACGCTGGCGCTCATCGTCGTCTTCGTCTGGCTCCGGGTACTCGTCCTCGGCTGCGTGGAATGCGCGCGCAATGAAATCAAGCTCATCGTCTGTCGGAAACATCAGTAGTCCAGTCTGTCGGCGACCCACCTGAAGAAGGCGCAGACGGCAGTGTTTGTCACGTAGCCAAAGATGAACACCAGGATCAACACGGACTCGAGCGTACGGTCCTGAGACATGACTCCTTCTCAACTTCCCTGGCGATGTAGTCTGCCGCCGATGTGTCGCTGACCGCCAGAAACTCAGCCACATCGTGTACGGTCCCGCCCTTGGCGAGAATGGCCTTGACCATGTTCCAGTCCTGCGGGTGCCCTGCACGGTGACCAAGCGGCTTCTCTGACCACTTGCGCTTCGTCCACGCCCAGAACGCCTTGATGCAGGTTGAGCCACACATGCGCAATGTCTTGCTGTCCATGATCCACCTGTCGTATGGGACCATGCGCTCACGTCCGCAGTTGAGGCAGATGTGCGGGAAGAGCCGCTTGCGCTGGTGCCAGCTTGGGATGTAGGTCTTGTTGGTGTTGGTCATTTATGGTCTTCCTGGTACTTGTGACCGCAGTGTCCCTGGCACACAGACCAGTGCGCATAGTCCATGCAGTCTTCACAGGAGTTAACGCTGTTGCCGCCCGGCTCTTCTTCCGAGTACTCCTTCACGTCTTCCCTGTCCTCTCCACAGAAATCACAGATCATTTGAAGTGCCTCACGAATACCAGAACCAGTTCCTTGAGAAATGTCTTGCGCGGATAGAACACACCAACGATGAGCGGCGACACGACTCAGATTTCACCGTCACCTTCATCCTTTGCTGCTGCCGCATCCCTTACAACGCTGAACGGAGGGTCGCGTATGGTGAGCGTAAAGCCCTCTCTGACGTGGTACCTCGGCTCGACCTCCAGCTTCTCGTCAAAGATTACAGCGTGCATCACTTCTTCCTGCGTGCGTCCCGGTGAAGCCCGATGCTCTCAAAGTCAATGCGCTTGATGATCCCAACCTTCTCCAGCCACGCACTGATTTCGCGCATGTCCTTCCCGTGGGCCTTGGCCGTCGCCTCCAGTTCCTTGATGTACATCTTCGGCCTCGTATGCAGCAGCTTGGATGCGTCCTCTTCTCCGAACACGTCAGCAAGCATAGCAACTGCCTTTACCGGGTCAACCACATCGCGGCGCTTTCCGAGGCTCTTGCCGTAGAAGTATCCGTTGCCGAGGTCGATTGGCTTCCCGGTGAGGTTGACGTATGCGTTCAACTGATCCTCCGCCAAGTCCAGGGCCTTGCGCACATCCACCAAGCGCTGAACGATGAGGGGTGCGTTCTCCTCATTGATCTCCAGTGCGCTGGGGATCGTGGAGCGGAGGATGCCGGTGCGGGCTGGGCACATCCGGAAACGCGGGCAAACGCTGCAGTGGACTCCGATGCTGAACGATGGCTCCATGAGCAGGCGCTGCGACAGGTCGGAGATGTACTCGTGGGCCTGCATGACGTCCCAGGTGCACCACTCCAGCCACGGCTTCCCGTCGTCCGGAATCTTCACCAGCGCCAGCTTGATGCTCTCCAGCCCGCCAGAGAGGATGCGGCACGAGCCAAGAAACTTCAGCTGGTGCGACTGCTCTGGGGGCAGCTGGGCGTAGATGGAGTCGAAGGCCGCATTGGTGAACTTCCAGTCAAGGAGCCAGCCGTCAGGCACGTAGTCCGCAGATCCGAACACGGCATTCTTGCTGTACTTGTCACGAGGGTAAGCGCGGCCAAGCTTGTCTCCACATTCCTCAGGTGTATGACCGGGGTCCAGAACATACGACACCTCCGTGCGCCCACGTACCGGCACCTCGTGCTGTGTGAGGCATTCCATAACCTCGGGCACCCACGCCGGGACCTCCATCGTCAGGTGGCCGTCGATGTACGACTCAATGATGGCGTGCTGGGACTTGCCGTACTCGGCTGCCTCAATCTCCTCGTGCGTCTCGGGGATGGTTGCGAACCCGGTGCAGTTCTGGAACACGTGCAGGTTGCTTGCGGTTGGCTTACTCATTTCTTCTCCTCGATACTGCGAACCCGACCACCCAGAACATCCATGTCGTATTCCAGATCCTCGATTCGGTCATACACCCAATGGACCTGCTCCATTCCGTTCACCGCGATATCCAGGTCGTCCAGCTTCGCGATGATTTTCCGCAGCAGCGGAACAAGAGGGTCACCAATCCATCTTCCAGACTCGAGCTCAATAAGCTCCTTCGCGAACAGGTTGCGCTTACTCATCTTAATCCTCCTTGTTCTCCAGGCGGGTGACACGATTCTCCAGGTCCTCGAGCCGGTCAAAAATATCCAGCACCGCGTCAAAGACAAGCAAGCCGAAAAGCGAAATAAGCGCGAATGCAGCTGAAATGATGACATCACTCACGATGCTCTCCCGCTACTGCGTAGGTGCCGCGACCGAGGCGCACAAGCTCTCCGCTTCTGAGCATGTTGGCCACAGTCGAGGCGATGTTGGAAACAGGGACACCCATCTCGCTGGCAATCTGGGAGATCCGCATCGGCTTGGACTCCAGCAGGACCCCGAGGATTGCGTGCCTGTGCGTGGTGCCTATTGAGCGTAGCGCGGCCCTGAGACGTCGAGCGTTCTCCGGCGTCTTGTCCAGCAGGTACGCCCGCAGCAACTCCACCAACTCCATGTCTTCATCGAGACTCATCACCGACCCCCGATGCGTTCCATGGCCGCCATGTAGTCCTTGCGCAGCGATGCCTTGAACGTCTCCGGCTTGCCCTCAATGCCTGCCTGGATGGCGAGGAGATCCTGGTTGGTCCGTGCAGCTTTGATGGCAGAGCGCACCTTCTCAACCTCGGCGATGTCAGACGTCTTGTCCTGCTCCAGGTCGGGGTCGTCTCCGGTCTCCAGGCCGAGGCACTTCAGCAGGGCGTACTTGACGGCGTACGACATAGCCTTACCCGGCCCCTTGTCCTGGTCGTCCACGCCATAGCCGCAGCTTTCAACGATGATGTAGTCCTCGCGTTCGTCGATGTTCTGGAACCTGACGGCCACGTTCATCATGGTCATATTACCGACCTGCTCCCTTGCGGCCTTTACGGGCCAGTACACCACTCCGTGCTTCAGCAGCAGGGGGCGCACCTTCGCCGTCACCGCGTCATGGGACACGATGCTGTAGCGCATCCCGCTCTTCTTCTCCTTCTGGACGTAGTCCACCTCTTCCATCACCGCCGCAATACGCTGGAAAATGTTCTTGGCCATTGCCATCTCCTCCTAGCATTGCTATAACTACCGCAAGGGTGGATGTCAACAACAAAGAACGAGGGAGGAGACAATGCCAGGAAGTGAGATCAGTACGCTCATATACGCCTACAGGATTGCGGACACCGGGTGTCTTGTGATGAGCGAAATCTATCCGGCGCGGAGTGGTTTTGAGCTCAGGCATGGAGACTCACGCATTCTCCTCGAGCCTGGGTTCATGGTCAGCAGGCATCCGTCCGGAAAGATTTTGCTTCTGAACCGGGGAGGGGTCGAGGAGCGTGAGTGGGATACGTGGTGGTCCGCGCCAGACATCCTCAGGGCCATGTTCAAGGGCATCAACGCACGAGAGACGACCGTGACCATCGGTTACGAAATTGGCGGTGGGCTTCAGGTCAATGGATACCTGTTTGGTGACGCATTCAGGTGGCGGCCAGGTGATCCGCATCCGCCTCAGGCGTGTGGCAGCGTGCCGACCATGACCAACGCCGAATGGATACTCAACCAGTCATACGCGGCCCACTTGCATCAATCAACGCTGGCTGCGATTGCGGCAGAGAACCAGAGAAGGGAGCAGGAGCTTGTTCTTCTGAGGCGAATGCGCGATGAGGCGATGGCGCAGTTCATGCCGGCACAGCCGCAAAGGCAGAATCGCAACCCGAACCCGAAGCCGCCGCCACGCAACAAGGACTGGGAATGGGAGAATGACTGATGCCAGGCAACAACTGGTTTGACAGGACACTGGAGAGGCTCCGTGAGCTCAGCGCACCAGACACCAATGCGACCGTACCAGCAGAAGGCGGTGGACAACCTGTTGAGGCTTCTGGCCGACGGGGAAACTCGCCTGCTCCTCGTGGCCCCGACTGGGAGTGGGAAAACAGTGATGGCCCAGGAGGTGATGCGCCTGTACAGGGAAGCGCGCCCGCAGGAGAGGATCCTGTTCGCAGCGCACCGGGTGGAGCTGATCAGGCAGGGACACCGGAGCGACGCTGGGAGTGCGGAATACCGGACTGTCCAATGGCTTCATTCCACGTCCATGCAACAACTCTCGAGCACAGGCTCACTGCTGATCCTGGACGAGTGCCACAGGCGAGACGGACTAGATATTATACAAGCGTGGACTGGACCGGTCCTCGGCCTGACAGCAACCCCGTTCCGGATGCACAACGGACGATGTACACCACTGTCCGAGTACAGAACGATGACGGTAGCAGCTACGCCGTCACAGCTCCTGAGGGAAGGTTTTATATCCTCTCTCCGGATGGTTGGACCCCCCTTGACCCAGGAGGCACAGGAAACGCTGAAGAGACTCAGGAGGGAGGGGTTCGAGGAGGTGATGGAAGCCGTCATGGGGCGCGCCGACGTAATCGCAGACGTCGTTAAGACGTGGCTGGAGGCGGGACCAAGGCCGACGGTTCTGTTCTGCCCCATGGTCAAGATCGCGCGCGAGGTCGCCAACAAGTTCAAGGCGCAGGGCGTGCGGGCCATGGTTCTGAGCGGCGAGGATGGGCAGGACCGCAGGACGGAGGAGCTCGAGGCGTTCCGGCGTGGCGAGGTGGATGTGATCTGCAACGCTGACCTGCTGACCGAGGGTGTTGATGTGCCGAACTGCTCCCGCATTGTGATGATGCGCGCCACAACAAGCCCCATCGTCTACCTCCAGCAGATAGGAAGAGGTACGCGGCCATACCCTGGCAAGGACTGCCTAGAGGTGTACGACCATGTGGGCAACATCGTGTACCACGGGCACCCGTACGCAGACCGAGTGACGTCCATGGACCCGAACATCCCGTACCTTGGACAGCCCGTGGACCATGGTCAGCTGGAGTCCGTGCACCGCTGCGACTTCTGCTTCGGCATCTTCTTCGAGCGCAAGAACTTCTGCCCACTGTGCGGCGAGAAGATCCAGACCAACCGCAGGAGTACGACGCTGCGCATCAATGCGGCTGGCAAGCTGGTTGAGTACAACGAGGATCAGGTCAAGCTGGCCGAGGAGATGGCGGAGCGCAGGGAGGCAGAGAAGCACGTCAACAACAACAGGATCAAGCAGCTGTTCTCCCACTACGCGCGTCTTGGAATACCGCCGAGCGAGAGCAGGGGTGCCGTCATGGAGGCGTTCATGATCTTCAAGGCGGACCAGAGGAAGAAAGATCGAAAGTGGAAAGACTGGCAGGAGTACATCCAACACATCGAACGGAGGAAGTGATGCTCATAACTGGAGATATGGAAAGACTCAAGAACCAGTATTGTGGCAGGGAGCCAACTGAGTGCCCATGCCCACAGCACGACGGAAAGGACAGGCGGTGGTGGGGTGGAAGGACCGTCAACGCGAGAATGGACTCGAGGACCCTTAGGATTGTAGGCGACATCCGCAAGAGCGTTGAGGAGGCTTACTCGGCCAAGCCAGACAAGGAGCCATACGTCGAGTACGACCACAAGAGAGGCATCATTCCTCTTCCTCGATAGCCACGGCGTTGACCTTCCACTTCTCGAAGGCCTCGAGCACCGGGCCGTCCAGGAACCTGTAGTACCTCTTCCCACCAGGGCGGATCACCATCACACCGACGCGCTTGCTCGCCTTGCCTACATTCTCAGCTGGCACGTCTATTCCACCGCCGTTGAGCACGATGGTATCGTTGAACTGTACGTCGTTGCCGAGATCCACAGACGGGCGCTCAACGGTATACCTTCCTATATAGCCCTCGTGGCCAACCGGCTGTAGGATACCAGCGTACAGCTTGCTCATGTCCACTACACCATTGCCGTAGATGGCGTTGAGGCCGACAGCGATGTGCGTGGTTCTGCTGAATATGGAGTCCGGTGCGTCTGACTCGATGGCCGCTATGGCGTCGTGCTGGGTAACTCCGCGAACAGAAGAATCCACGATCGCGTTCACGTCTGTACGGACCTCTGCGGATCTTTTCCCAAGCGCATTCCAGTCCGGGACGTTGCCGTTGTTCTGGATCAGGATGTTGTAGTCCCTGTGGCCACCCGGGGAACCGAATGCGATGCCGAACAGGAGCTCAACCCTGCCTGACTGTGGGCCAACAAGCCGCGTGGCAACAGGGGCCTCGCAGATTCTGGCGCCGAGAATGTCACCCGCGTGAAGTAGGATCTGGCTCTTCCCGTACAAGTTCTGGAGTGACGACAGCAGGTCTTGCACGCGCAGCCGACTCAAGCTCAGTGCAGATTCTTTCGCATTCGAGCTCATCGCACTCACTCCACTGACCAGAGAACCTTCCTATGAGGTAGACGGCACCAGTCTTGGCCGCCATGTTACCGAAGGCCACCTGTTCCGGACTGCGCATGGCCATGCCTGACTTGATCTCTATCTGGAACGCAAGGCCGTCGAGCCAGCCGCCAATGTCTGGTATGCCCTTGACGCCTATGTAGACGTTCTTCCCGTTGCGCTGGCTGAACAGGCCCACGTACTGGTGAAGAAGAAACACACGGCCAGAGAAGCGACTCTGGATCTTCCCCATAAGCCGCAACTCTGCCGTGTCATGTGCTTCTTGGCTTCCAGGAATGCGAAAGCCCTTGACCATCAGTGACTCTGCGCCGGGACGTTGTAGATGAACGACTCAGGAGCCGGGTAGATCTCAATGGCCCCACTGTCAAAGCCGTACTTCGACATCGCCTTGCGCAGGTGCTTCCCGATGTACATGCCGACCCCGCGAAGCGTCACCTCCGTGAGAACAGCGCTGGCATCGGTACCCTCAATGGACTCGACCACTTCCTTCATGGCCGCCTTGAACCCGTCGATCTGCTCCTCGTAGTTGGACAGGTGTGTCTCCAGCACGTACACCCGTGGCAGCCCGTAGATGCAGAGGTCGAACCTGGCGTGGACATTGTGCTGCTGTGCCATTGTCAGCCCTCCAGCTTCGGACGGTTGCGCTCTGCCTCGAACTCGGCCTTGGCCGCCTCTTCAGCTGCGCGCTCTTCCGGTGTGGTGACATCAACGTCCTCGAACTTGTACATCACCTCGTCGGGCCAGAGCAGCACGGCAAGGTCCTCGTTCTCAGACGCCAACATCTGGTACATGCCACCGTAGACAATGCGGTCGCCCGGCTCCAGCGCAACCCCTGCACCAACAGCAAGCACGGTGGCGGTGAACTTGATTTTCTGCGCAGCCCCGGGAACGTGAAGCCCGCTCTTGGTCACGGTGTCAGCCGCGTCCCGCTTCACAACGATCTTCCCCGGGGTGGGAAAGTAGCGTCGCTCAGAACGGGGCACCGGCGCCTCCTGACGTCTTCTCCTCGCCCTTCGACGTGAGGAAGGTGAAGCTGTTCACCGTGATTTCCAGGTCCACGCGGGGCTCACCGGCCTTGGTGCTCCAGGCGCGAGCGTGCAGTGGCCCGTTGATTGCAATCATGTCACCCTTCTTCAGGTCTTTCACGAGGTCCGCCTGCTTCCCGAAGAACGCCGCCTTGACCCACTGGGTCTTTTCCTTGTCCCCCTTGCCCTGAGAGGAGACCAACCGCATCTCCACCAGACTGGTTCCCGCCGCCGTCTTGGCCACCGGGTCTTCCGAAAGACGCCCAATTTGATACGCCGTCAGACTTCCGCTCATTTTCCTGCTCCTCCGCCATCTCCGTGATGGCTTTCAGTGTGTCGCTGGGTTCCCACACGTATTGACGCACGTCCGGCCCAGCTTGGTTTTCCAACTTCCGCCTCTGTAGCTCGTACCCGAGAATGCGCAAAACACGCCCTGCGCGCACTTCATGCACTCGCTCTTGTGAATGTATAGGGATTTGCAATGCTCCTGTCAACACTTCTGACGTCGTTGGCCAGCGTCCGATGTTGTTTTCCGGCGTGCCCTTGCTGCGAATCTTGCGGTTGAACCCGGTCATCCAGCGGGAGATGGCTGCGTGCCACAAATCCTCGGGGACGCGCTTGTCCTGCTCGCTTGAGAACCACATCAGCTGCTCTTCTGCCGTCGGATACCACCTGTGGTTCTCGCAGCGCCACGGCAACTCGCACTTCGGGCACGACAGCCCGGCCATGTACGTCTCATAAGCCTCTGCCCACAGCTGATCCACGTCTTCCTGCAGTTCCCTGAACTTCACCTGGTCAACAACCACTGGCCAGAAGCGCCGGTTGCCAGTGTCGTCCTGAAGGTACTGGTTGTGGTTGACCGTGGCGATGAAAACGCACTGGCGTGGGAACACGGTCTCGTTGTTGCTGTACTTCTTCATGTACTTGTCGGTGTGCTGCGTGAAGAACTCCTTGATTCGTTCACCTTCAGCCCTCCGCATGGCCCCGAGCTCCTGGAACTCCACAATCCACTTCCCCTGGAGCAACATCGGCGTCTCTTTGGACGACAAGTTGAGGCTGCTGTCGAAATGCCACTTCCTGTTCACGCTCAAGATGCGGGTTGCGCTGGATTTGCCCACGCCCTGCTTGCCCTCGAGGATGAGAACGTGGTCCGCCTGACATCCGGGCTCGAAAACACGGGCGACGGCGCTCACCATCCAGTAACGACCCACCATTGCGCTGTATGTGTCGAACTTGACGCCCATGTAGCGGGTCAGCCAGCCCGTCAGACGCGGTTTTCCGTCCCACTGGAGGCTTTCCAGGTACTCCCTTACTGGGTGGACGCCCTTGGACGACGCATAGTCCTTGATTGCGCGGTCAACCATGGCTGGAGAGGGCGAAAAACCGTGCGCCTCGCACCAGTAGAGCACCACGGAGACGTCAAGGTCGCACATCGGGCGCGGGCAGTCGTCAAAAATGGGGGACTCGATGCCTTCCGGGCAGGTGGGATTGCGGTCCACAATGGTCTGGTCGGCAAACTTGTCGTAGTGGAAGCATCCCTGCAGGCTTGGAGTCTTCTCGATGACCGTCAGGATGTTGGTGTGGCTGATGAGCTCGCGGTCGAAGCGCTTCATCCTGCCCCGCTGGCGCTCCTCCTGCTCCAGGGCCTCCTGGGCACGACGCTTCTTGAGCTCCAGCTGGCTTGTGATGGTGTCTTCCTCGTAGAAGCCTCGCCTTGAGACGGGAGCGAGCTCCTTAAGCTGCCGCCTTGTCAGCCCGAAGCGCGTCATGGCCTCGGTCGTCGTGATTTCCGCCACGTTCACCCCGTATTGTTTGGCTCTCCCAGTGGCCCGCAGGGTTCGCCCCCCGGGTTATGCCTTCTGCGCCCTGGGAGAACGACGCAGTGAACTGACAGCCTCACCAGTGAATGCAAATCTAGCAGTTGCTGCACACCTTAGCAAGGGAGAATGGGGTCCGGGGTCACACCCCACCACGAAAAGGCGGGCAAGGCAAAGGCGGGCTGTCTAGGGAGGGCGAATCTTGTGGGCACGGGATTGTCAAGTGAAATCGCGGGTCTAGCGCGCCGTGCCTACAAACCCACAAAAAAAACGCATCTGAGAGTCTACTATACCCTGTGTGTGTGTACTTATCCCGGTGCATCTCTGTGGACACACACACAACCCCATTTTTTACTTACTTTCAAGAAATCTTGTAGGTTTGTAGGCAACCCCTTGAAATCATTACTGGTACAAGTTTTCCCAGAAGAGTTTCTGTAGGCACGCTTGTAGGCACACGTTCAAGTCAAAGGCCACGTCCGGCATCCTGCCCGACCCCTAGTTGCCCATGTGGTTGCTTTGCCCACCTTGTCCGTGGAGGGTGAAAACTGAAAAAGTGGGTCCTTCCCCCCATCTTTTGATCCCCTGGCACGACCCTTGCAACCCCCTCCCCCGTGTCATTCTGGCACGAAATCTTTGCGCTTTGCCATTCTGACGCGAAATCTTTTCCGGGCAAGAACCGTGCCACGCAGGAATTGCGCGCTGCAAGAAGCATGCCAGCAGTTTTTGCGCGAAAAGGTGCGCTATGCAAGAGTCATGCCGCGAAAAAGGTGCGCTGCTGCAAGAACCGTGCCAGAAATCTTTGCGCTAGGCGGCGAAAGAATTGCGGCGTGACAGAAAAGTCGCGAAAGAATTACTGGTATGACATAGATGTCGCCCTTTTTTTCGCTATGACACCGCTGTCATACCACCCTGACATGATTGTCGCGAAAATCCTGCGCTATGACACACGTGTCGTGGTGACGTTTTTGGGCACCAGTGACAACAATTGCCGTCACCTGTGGAAACCCATGGGGCATCCGCGCCCCAAAAAACATCAATGAAATCAAGGCTTGGGGCATCCGCGCCCCATGGTTAACCCTTTTCTTGGGGCATCCGCGCCCCATGTGCAATCCATGCCAGTCGTGCCATATTGTCAATGTCCAATGATATCAAGCATTTAGCACACCCTCATCACCCTTGGCACCGTGTCTGCAATGAGGGGAATTGTCCGGCGATGGTGCCGGGGAAGCAAGGGAGGCTGTCGTGACATACACACCAGCAAGGGCACGACCCACAGCGCAGTTTTTGCGTGACGCCGCGCCGCCCAAGCCACTGGAGTCCGACCCACGCCTGAGTGAAGGTGACCGGCTGTATCAACGGGCATGGGCGCGCTACACGGGCGGGACATACGTGGGTCCTGAGGGCGATTGGGAAGCAACACTGCAAGCGCGGCTGGCGGTTCTGCGTGACTTGGTGGCGCGTGGGTACATGTCAGTATCCGACGCACGCCGGGAAGCTGACGGGTTGCTGAACGCCGCCGGACTGCCTGAGGACAAACCCGCTGCAAGACGTGGGCCAAAGACCTGGGCAGTGGCTGACGTGGCCAAGCGTGTTGCGTTGCACCGTGACGCACCGGAACCCGTCCAAGCGCCGCCCCAGCCGCCCATGGCCAAGCCCGCGCCCAAGCCTGACCGCATGTGGGTGGATGAAGTCAAGGCCCTTGGTGCGTGCGGGGCCTGGGAGAAAGAGCTTTACGGCTCACGCGCGGTTTCTGACAACGCGATTGTCCAACACGCGGGAAAGGATAGGCTGTGATGTACATCACGAAACGGGAGGCTGAGGCATGCGCTCTTATTGCGGCACCCCTCCCGAACAAAGGCAAGACCGAGAAGGCCAGGAAGAAAGCACGCCAACACGCACCACCCGACGTGCTCGCGAGACATGCCGAAAGACTTGCGACGGAGGCCGTGGCTGAGTTCATCGCCTCCCTTGGGAGACTCTTGGCGGGACGTGCTCGCAAGCCGCAGGGTGACGGTGGGTGGCACCACATGTCTGACAAGCGGATTGAGGCAGCAACGTGGGCCAGCAAGCAACACGACAAGGCCCAAGAACGGATTGTGCCATGGCAAGCCTGACAAAGGTCCGGTTGAATGCCGGTGGATACACGTCATGGGGGCGCTACTTTGGGAATACCCCTGGGACATCAATCTACATGCTGGATTGTGAGAGGCCGTGGCCCGCCCAGATTCGGGACGGTGATACGCGGTGGTTCTTCCGGGCAACATCCCGAGAGGACGCGCTGCGGCAGGCCAAGGCGGCACTCATGCCGGGCGAAAAGCTGAAAGGGGTGAAGGATGCCTAAGTACAATGTTGAGGCGTGGGAGCACGTGGATGGCGACCCGCCGGGAAAGCGTCTGCGGTGGGGATACGACGGGGACCACATCTTTGATGCTCCGTCATCCACCGTGGCCGCTCTTGAGTTTGTCGCATTCTACCAACGCGAGACCCCGGGAAACCTGACGTACGGGGATGTTGGTTGGGATGAGGACAAGCGGCGGTGGAACAACAATCCGCGCCCGCGTGTGGTTCTCCGGGTGCTTGAGGTGAAGTGATGCCATGGGGAAACGGTTTGTACTTGGCCCTGGATCTTGCCGCGATTGAGCGGGACCGGGAGAGCGGTTTGATTGACCTGACCGAGTACCGGAGGGAGGTGGGCGAGGTTGGGTTGCTCACCATGCTGGATCTCAAGACCGGTGGAACGCCGGAGGACATGGAGGTGGAGCAATGAAACGCAAGAGTTTCTGGGTGATGGTCGGAGTATGCGCCAAGTACCTTCCACGCATTGCGTCACCGGCGGACAGGGCCAAGATCCTGCGCGGGCTGTGTGAGTACATGAAAGACGCAGTGCGCGAAAGGGGGCGCTGATGATCCTGGCAATCGTGGTCCTGCTGTTGAACTTCTTGCTGGCCGCATGGGTCAGCGCGTGGGAGGACGCATGTTGATTGTGACAAAGAAAGATCCCAGGGCCGTTCACATATTCACCCGCCGCCTGGAGGACCACCGCATGATTGTTGAGGTGTGGACGGATCCCAACGGCAGCATGCCAGCAATGCCCTTGAGTGAAGCGGGGCGCGTGATGTCTGCGGCTGGCGGATTCAACATCAACCCCTGGGTGGAGGAGCACCTTCGCCGCCTGGGATGAAAGGAGGACGCATGGCAACAGTGATCAAGCTTGTGCACGGGTCAATCATTCCACTCACCCGGCGCGTTTCTCTGCATCAGCATTCCAACGCCGGAATTGAGCCAAGGTGGCTGCATGGGGCAGACGAGGAGACTGGCAGTCCAACGGTGTTTGGGAGGTGCATCTACACCCACAGGTACAGCAACGAGATGTGCCTTCCCAACAAGATTGACCTCATGGCCGAGGACGACCTCAAGGCAATGAACCATCAGGCCAAGGTTCTTGGATTTGATCCCAAGAAGTTCCGCAACTGGGTCCTCACGTACGACGACGGGGAATGACATGCGCCTTGTCATTGAGCGCGGACTCGGGGTGGTGATCTTCATCCTCCTTGTGGCCTTTGTGTTCCTTGGTGTGGTTGGACTCTACGCCGTGGGCCTCGGAGGACTGCGGCTGATTCTCAACATGATTGGAGGATGACGTGACTGCATCGGTCAGTGTGTCAAGGCCCAGTCCCTCATTGGCTGCGGTCTGGGTTGATGGGAAATGGGTTGGAGAGCTCAACCAAGACAGGTTCATTGGCGAAGACGACAAGATCATCTACTCGGTCACGCCAACGCCTGGGTCAGCAATCCACGAGATCGTCCCTGGAGGGCTCAGGTCCATGTCGGATGAGCACGTGGTTGCCATGGTTTTGAGGGGCATAGAGCATGCCATCGTGGTCCGCAGAGATGAAATCAAGGCGTGGACAAAGCGTCTGTCCGAGATGGAGGACGCAGTCAAGAAGCTGAAGGGAGGATGACGTTGGAATGAAGGGGCTGCGGGTTGAGTGCGGCGACAACTTCATGAAGGTCGTGCGCAAGAGCGATGGGTCGGACATAGGCCGGGTGGTGTGGCTCAGCCGCGCCAAGACCCCAGAGTCCGGCGGGTATTTGATCTCCGTAACAACCATGAGTGGATACATCACCGAGATCCAAGAGTTCACAAGGAGCGCATGTGGGACCATGCCAGACGACGAGGTTGTGCGCATGGTTCTTGCTGCGTCAGAGCTGAACGAGAAGAGATGCTGCGAACTCATTGACGAGAACCTTGGCCACCTTGCAGCAATCAAGAAGAACATTGCAGACCTGAAGCTCGGGTCAGAGAAGGAGGACTGACATGATGAAGACCGTTGATGTGGTGAGTGCGTGGCTGTGGTGCGCATGGTGGTGGACGGCAAGCTTCTACCTGCTGTGGAGGTGACCCCATGAGGAAAGAAAACTGGGTGGTGCTTGCCTCGGTCACAAGCGCATGGGGCGTCAAGTGGGACATCGTCTTTGACCCGTTGTTCTCGGTTTTCAGGCACGGCAGGTCAGAAGAGGCGGACATCAACTGGGAAAAGACCTGGAGTGTGGACGAGTTTCGCGCCGCGTACAAGGGATTTTCCGGGTGGTTCGTGCCGTGCGCCAAGCAAGCGTGGGACAGGTACTGCCAGATTTACGAGAAGAACGGGTGGCCTGACCCAGGGATCCCATGGCACAAGGCTACCGGCAAGAAGGACGCTGAGTACGAGACGGCGGACTGAACAACCAACAAGGAGAGGAGAAACATGGCACAAAAGACAGCACTGTGTGGGTGGTGCGGACTTCCACACACGTTTGATGACCAACTTGAGCGCCTTCCTTACCATTCAGCTTGTGCGGAAAAGCTGGCCAAGCGCATTCATGAAGAGCTTGGGGAGGCGGCGCTGATGACTTACTCGCAAACCTTGGCACCTTTCTCCATGAAAGAGATCAATGACATCATGTCACGGGTCCGCATTCGTGGGTTCCGTCCGGCGCTGACGCCAGCATCCAACATGCTCAACTACATGCAGGCGGTCAAGGACGAGGCGCGCCAGTACCGGGAAGAGGTGCGGATATACGGCACCGAAACCGTGCGGCAGAAGATTTCCAATGATCTGGCCGCGCACATGGCGAAGGTCAACCCCAACAAAGAAAAGGACAACACCATCATGGCTGACACCAAGAACACCCCCATCCAGACCACCGGCGGTATGCTGAAGGATGCCCTCATTGAGGGTGGCCTCAACGCCGCGTGCAAGAAAACCAACCAGACCGCAAGTGATCTCCTGGCCGGGCTGCTCCGGGACAAGGGCATTGTGGTTGCGGACACGCCGGAGGGCAAGCTGTTCCTTCAGACCACCGCTCCCGCCCTGCTCCACTTCCTGTGCACCACGTTCAGCGAGCACATCCCCGGCGCGAGCAAGGCCATCCCCCTCTTGGCGCGTGCTGAGAACATGGCCGTGACCGACGTCATGATTGTGGCGGGTGACAAGCTGATTGACACGCTGCTGCCCATGGTCAAGGAGGCCGTGTCCAACGTCAACAACATTGTGGAGAAGCTGCCCGAGGCGGCGGCCAAGAAGCTGCGCGAGGAGGATGAGATGCGCATGCGTGTCATTGTCCAGCAGCAGCAGGAGGCGGCAGGCAAGACACTGTGAGAGGAGGTGGGTGATGATGACTGGCATCTGTCTGTACTACGGATTCAACGTGGCGGAGATGGGCGGGAAGGTTGCCGACTTTCTTCAGAAGTGGAGCGCCGAGCACCCGGACATCGGCGAGCCCGGATTCACCTACACTGGTGGATACGACGACGTGTTCGGGTTCAACCTGCTCAACAACGAGGACGAGGACGGAGACGATGACTGGGGCACCCTCTGCACCATACGCCTCAGCGAACTGTCCAAGTACAAGCCAACCAAGAAACAGAAGAAGCGGATGGATGAGGTGGCGAGGCTGGTGGCTGACGAGCTTGATGTCATCCCTCCGCTGATGGATCTTTTCGTGGTGGCGGCTGAGGACTAGCCAGAAGGAGGAGGACATGAACAGAGGCAAGAGAGAAAAGGAGGATACAAGGATGCGTCTCAAACAACTTCAGCGCAAGCACTTTGAGTACGTCTGGGGCGTGGTCGACGGAACGTCTCGGGGCTACTCTCTTTCGTACTTGCGCTCCAACGCCATGATGAACTACGGCAATGACCGCAGCATCGTGGTTCCGGAAAGCCCGAGTGCATACAAACTGTGGTTGAAGTGCGGGGCCAAGACGCTTGACGAAAAGCAGGCGTTCGACAATGCACTTCGCTCGTGCCTGTTCCCGGGATGCGCGAACCCGAATGAGTTTTACGTCAACATCACCATGGCAAGCGTATACCATCCGGGAAGCGACAATCGCGAGTTCGTTCCGGTGTGCCAGACCTGCCTTGAATCCATGTGGGGGTGCTACGATTGCGGCAACTACGCCCCTGCCAATTCCCAGGGATGGATCACCAGCAACAGCGGCTCCGTACGACTCTGTCACCGGTGTTCCCTGAACCGCGAGTTCTGCGGGAGGTGTGCTGGGATCTATCCGCGCGACCGGATCTCTGCGCATGAGGACCAGCGCCTCTGCCGTGATTGCCTGCGCGCTGCAGCCGGTGTGGTGATGATGTCCTACCATGGATCTATTGGGAATCAGCGCCTGATTGACGACGACTGGACCCGCGCAAATGGCAGGCACATTGGGTTCGAGCTTGAGGCCGAGTGCGGATCCGACGTCAAGCGCAATGAATACATGAAGGTCATGAAGGCGCACTTTGGGAAGTACCTTCGTGGCTTCGAGCGTGACGGCAGCCTGAGCGGCGAGGGCGGTGTTGAGATGATCAGCCAAGCCGCCGGCCTCCATGCCCTGGTCAACCTCGCCTCCACCATCCCGCGCGTGAAGGGGGTCAAGAGCCATGACACCGGGACGTGCGGCCTGCATGTGCACGTGTCCAGAAATCAGCTCGGTGTTGCGGGTGAGGCCCGGCTCCTGTCCATCTTCAACAGCAAGCACATGACGGAGTTCTTGCAGGGGATTGGGCGTCGTGAGTTCAACGGGTACTGCAACAAGGTGGACTACCGTCGCAGTGTGGCGGAGGTCGGGCTCCCAAATCCAAGCAGCGTGCTGCACAACTACAAGCTCGGACGCAAGCAGCAGCCCATCCACTACCTGTCACACTCGAGCGTTGACTTCAGCCACACCAACACGGTGGAGTTCCGCCTCTTCCGTGGCACGACGTACGGTCCGAGCATTGCCGCGTGCATTGAGTTCAGCAACGCCATGGTTGCATACGCGCGGATGGGTGGTCCCTTCAAGAAGGATTCCCACACTCCTGAGATGTTTATGGAGTTCGTCAACAGCCCGGCCATGGCGGCAGATACCAAGTGGCTGCGCAGGTACATCGAGGTGAATGTTCCGAACAACATTGCTCGGGCACGCAACGCCAAGCCTCTGCCTGAGGGGTTCGTTGGCCCCATGCCCAACAAGAAAGTCATGAGGTTGGCACAATGTGCTTGATCATCGCGCCAAGAGAACCAACTGGGAAGCTGTTGCTGGATGACGAGAAGCTGCGGGACGCATTCCGCCAGAACGATGATGGATGGGGGTTCATGTGGCTGGATACCAAGGACGGCAAGCCAAGTCTGGGCAGGTTGCGCGGCCTTGCCATTGAGGATCTCATTGCTGCGTACGCCACGCTCAAGGAGATGCCGGGCCTGCACCTGCACCTGCGCACCAAGACACACGGGTTGGTTGACGTGAAGAACTGCCACCCGTTTGCCGTCACCTCCGACACGCTGCTCATGCACAACGGGATCTTCCGCATCAACACGCTGCTCCCAGACCGGTCTGACACGTGGCACTACGCCGCCCTCATCAGCCGCCGGTTCGCCGAGCATGGCAACACTGACCCCATCTATGAGGATGCCAAGTGGCAGAAGGATACGGAGGACTACTTCAGCTACAGCAAGGGTGTGTTCCTACGTGAGGACGGCAAGCGCTGGATCTGCAATGAGAAGCACGGCACGTGGCACGAGGATCAGTGGTACTCCAACACCTCTGGCGCGCCGTGGATCTACCGCAGCAACTGGACTCCATCCCGTGTGTACATGGGCGGGTATCACCACATGTCCGACTCCCTGTATGAGGACTTCGGCGAGCACGGGCTGGCGGTGGTGCGCGGTAACGCCGAACAACGGGGGTCGGTTCAGCCCGCACTCTCTGCCGGATGGCGCAAGCAAACCAAGCGGGGCGCAACCCCGGACTGCCAGCTCTGCGACGATGGTGCGGGCACTGTCTCTTGCAAATGCTGCGGCGCGTTTGTGTGCTCTGATTGTCGAACGTACTGCAAGGGGTATGGGCACATCTGCGACCGGTGTGTCTCGGAACACTCGAGCGGAACGCAGCCAATCGTCAACGAAAAGGAGGAGGTGACCAGTGAAACCAGTCAAGGTGGTGGAGATGGTGGCGTGGGCCAAGGAGAACAGTGTGGTCAAGAATGCGGGGGACAAGAAAGCGTGGGTGGCAAAGCGCAATGAGTGGGCCGACGACCGGCGCAGTCTCAACGTGCTGCTCAACACCATCGCGTTCGGCATCCCGCACCAGAAGTACGACGAGGCGCTCGATGCGTGGTGCATGGTGGCCAACGCTCCTGACGTGGACCTCATCAACCCATCCGCAGAGGTGCACCCGTTCGACGACCCCATCCCACAGGACAAGAGTGGTTGGATGATTGTTGCCGAGGTCTTCGCAAAGGATATCCGCAAGAACAGGAAGGTGTGACATGGGACACACAGATGTTTTGCCTTACGGGTGGGACTCGGTGCGCCTTGGACTTAATGAGCGCTATCTCCTTGACTCCATTGGGGGATTGATCGGCGCGCACGACTGGTACGTTGGGGAGGCTGCGAGCGGTGGGACCACGGTGGTTTGGGTTGACTCGAACAACGTGCCAGTGGCCGGTGGCCGCCCATTCTTTGAGGTATTTTCAGACATCGAGACGGCCATGAAGTACGTGGTTCGCATTGAGAGGACCCAGTCTGGATTTATCGCCGGACCATTCACCATGCTGCGCCCGGTCAACCTGCGTCACAACGTCGAGGTGCTTGCCGGATGCGTGTACATCCACGGCGAACGTGCTCCGAAGAGGCCGGCAAAGGATGCGTGGTTCTACTCCACCGGGAAGGCAGACTCCGACTACGAAAGGGGAAACCAATGACATGGAAGAAGGGGTCAAAGTCATCTGTTCCGGCATGGTTCGTTGACGCAATGGATGAGTGGTGCGAGGATAATGTCTACGAGCTTGGGTGGGATCTGTTCGTCAACAACACCAAGCCAGGGTATTGGGTGGTGGTGTACGACAGCTACGATGGAGCCAAGTTTGTCAGGTATTCCGGGTTCCCAATGGGAGTAAAACAACCGCATGGGAGCGACATGGGATACATAAGCAGCGCCAAAATGCTGAAAATGGATGCCGAGAACTTCGACGTAGGTGGGCCGATCAACCCGAGTCATCTATACGTCTACGTGCTCCCCGAAAACCCGTTTGGATTTCTTGTCAAGGAGACCAACCCATACGCCAAGGCTTGCATGTCTCTCGCCAGGTTTGCGCAGAAGTTGATTAGCGACCCGAGGGGTTTCCCGTGGTGGCGCAAGACAGGGCAGGCTGACAAGGAGTACGAGAAGGGAGGAGCGTGATGAAGATGAACGACAAGACATTCCCGAGATCCGCATCCGACTGGCTGAAGCAGGCCGCCCACTGTGGTGCCGGTACGCGTGACAGCAAGGGCAGGGCATGGCGCGTTGGATACCGCAACGAGTTCCCGGACAAGGGGTTTGTCGGCAACAATGACCTGATGTTCCTTGCCCACCATGGGTTCGTACGGCTCGGCGACGACGGGCAGATCATGGTGCTTGACATCAACGACGACGCCGGATTCGGAGAGTGACCATGTCAAGGACGGTAAGCTTGGCCCACGGTCTTTCTGATGACGTGGTTCGTTCGATGGAGAGGCGCTTTGCCAAGGACAACTGGGGTGTGTTCCTCGGCGTATACAGGAGCGACGAAGACCCTGGCTACGCGTACCCCGTGGCTGGGACAGAGGACGGTCGTCAGCAAATCCTCTACCGCGTTCCGTGGGGTGAGACGATTCCGATGCCGGCAAAAGGGTACGCCGTGGCGTTCAGGACATGGGGTCAAGTATACCCCGGGGAACCATTCTACATGTCCACACACGCGCTGCCGCCTGGGATGCGCCCGCTTCTCTTCGACATCATCGAGTATGCAACTGCAATTGGTGGCTCGGTGAAGATCCATCCGCCGAAGGAGAAGCCGTGGTTCAAGAGGACCGGCTCAGCCGACAAGGAGTGGGAGAACGCATGAAGACAATCTACACTATGTACGACAAGAGCGGAAGGTGCACCCTTACCGACGCGGTTCGGTTCCGTCCATGCACTGTGATTATTGGCGACCACTGGGCATCTGCCGGGCACAGGGGCAACAGGGTTCACCCGTGGGTGCTGCCGGGCTGGTTTGGGGACTGGGACGAGATCTTTGATGACGCCGTGCGGTACGCCTTCTCCGAGAAGCGCCCGACATGGAGACTGTGGTACGACGATTGGGGGCATCCGTGAAGATCTCATACCGGGTACACATGGACAACGCGCTGAGCAAGTGCGACCTGAACGACAAGGGTGAGTGCGTGCTGCCTGCGCACTGGGATTCAGAGGAGGTGTACCTGCCCGACGCATGCGAGAAGTTCCTGTACCAGAAGATGCAGAGCAACAGGTTCTCAGACGCAGACCTTCCGTCATGGATTGCTGAGTGGTCCATGGCAGAGGGGGTAACCATAGACAGAGCGCTAGCTGACCTTGTGTCGGACCGGATACTGCGACGGCTGAAGACAAGGAAGCTGGTGGCATACGACACAAAGACAAGATCCCTTGAGTGGATCGGGAGGCATGACGATGAGCTTTTCAGAGGAGCTGGAAAAAAGTAAGACCATCATCAACGAGGCCATGGCGGAGGCGTTTGTGCGTGCGTCCCTCAATACACTGGACAACCACGACCGCGCCAACCACTCGGTGCAGGTGGCTGAGTACGTTGCCATCTACATCGAGAAGGTGCTGCGTGCTGTTGAGGTGACGCACCTTATCCGTGCCCAGCTTCGGGATCTCAAGGACCAGAGGGAAACGTTGGCGTCTGAGTCGAAGGGAGACCGGGGAGAGGACGATGGGCCGCCTCAGTGACGTAGCCAACGGCCTGTACGGTGCAGCCCCTGCGCCATATGGGTGGGTGAACGTGGGCAAGAGGATCCGGCATAACCGGGATGAGTGGCCGGTGGTGCAGAAGATCATCAAGCTCCGGTTTGAATGGGGGCTGACCATCATCGAGATTGCCGAGGTCTTGAACCGGTCAGGCAAGAGGACTCGGAAGGGCAAGCGCTGGGGTTACTACAGTGTGCGCAGCGTGTTGTCCAAGATGCACATCCACGACGAGAAGGCGTACCACATGGGCCGACACATGATGCCGACCCTGGTCATCAAACAAAACAAGGAGACTGACAATGGCAACGAAGCTTGAAACCATCCTCAAGGACGGGCTGCTTGGCACCATGCCGGACAACAAGCTGGCCAAGAAGTACGGGATCTACGACCACGAGGCCAGCACCATCCGCCGCCTTGCGGGCATCACGCGGTACAACAAGGAGCGCCCGGTCGGCAGGGGGTACGATGAGAACCGGCTCACCCAGATTGAGGACATGCTGCTGCGGGTGGCCGAGACGCAGACCACCATCCTCTCCACGCTGCGCAACAAGGGGGTGATCTCGTGAGCCACAAAATGAAGAACCTGCTGGCTGCACTGTTCGCCACCGCGCTGGTGTTCGGGGTCGTTGTCGTCTGCGTCCGAGCCCCAGGTTGTGGTGCCACCATCTACAAGGAGGAGCCATGAAGACGCGAACCCTGTACACCGAGTACTGCAACAGCCCATACGTTCCCGGTGGTCTCTATGCCAGGGTCTACGCGACAGACAAGGAGACGGACAAGGGATTCTTTCTGGCAGTTGCGGTGCAGATTCCCATTGACGCCAAGTTCTTCAGGTTGTGGTATGAGCAAGAAGACAAATACCTCACCAAGCGCGGAATCAAGTGACCATACATGTAGTGTATCGCCGCGGTGAGCAGAGTGGCATTGCAGCGGGCTGTAAACCCGTAGCCTCCGGGTTCGCTTGGTTCGATTCCAAGACGCGGCACCAGTAGAATAGGGGTATGGATAAGACACCAGCATGGCTCAAGGCTTACGTCAGGGAGATTCAGATGCGTCTGGCACGTGGTGAGACCGACGTCCGGATCGGTGAGCACCACTCAGACGAGGGCACGTACGCCCAGGTAAACCCCCATGAGCAGGCAGCCGAAGCGGAGATCAGGTTCAGCCCTGACTTCTACAACGACTCGCCTGACGGGCAGCGCAACACTGTGGTGCATGAGGTACTCCACCTGCATTTCGTCGGAGTGGACGACGTGGTGCATGCGTGGGTTGACAAGCTTGCGCCAGTTGATTATGCAATGCTCAAGAGAATGATGGTGCGGCAGGAAGAACGCATCGTTGACTACATGGCGCGCATCATTTCTCCGCACATGCCACTGCCACCGAAGAGGAAGAAACGTGAGCGGCGATGAGGAAAGATTCGAGAGCATTCACAACGCCCTGCGCAATAACCCGGGAAGCATTGTACGTGCCCTGGAGGAACTCAACTCTAAGAACACGGGAGTTGTGTGGACGTTTCGTGGTCTCTGTGATGTTCTCGGTTCTCCCGCATATCGTAGCTGGGTGGATTCTGTTCGGGTCATCCTCATGGCTCAGGCAGAACATGACGCGCTTCGGAAGGTGGCTTTCTCGGACAACCTCAGCGACCAGGCACAGGCTTCTATTGCCGTAGCTCTTCTCTCTGGCAAGACGGACGACGCCAAGAAGAAGGCAGGCCGGGCAAAAGAAGATCGTACGCATGGTCCGGCACGGGTGCAGACTCAAACGGAAACGCTTCTTGAAGAACTTGAGCAACCACCGGCTGAGGCAGAGGAATAGATGCATACTGCTTGAGGTGCTGCTGTCCAACCCGTGCCTTCATTGCGGGGAGGATGACGTGCTGGTGCTCGAGTTTGACCACATGCGGGACAAGCACTCACACGTGGGCAAGCTGGCGCTGAATGTGTGCAGCGTCGAGCGGCTGATGCGTGAGGTGTTCAAGTGCAGGATCCTGTGCAGCAACTGTCACACAAGGGCAACGCGCAGGGATAACAACGACTTCAGGTGGAGGTTCTCAAATGAGTAACGCTCAGGCGATGGTTGAGATTGTGAAGATTGTGGCGGGTGGATGTGTGTCTGTCGCTTTCCTGTACTTCATGTACAAGCTCATGACCGGAGGTGACACATGAGTGACGCGGAAAAGAAGATCATGCGGTGGTATCACATCCCGTTTGTTGTGTTGATGCTTCCGATTGCGCTGATCCGTATATGGATAGACAAGCGGAGGAAGTGGCCGACTGATGGGTGAGATGCTGTTGCTGCTGGTCCTGTACTGCCCCGAGGACTGGCAATGGCTGGTGGTTGAGCCGGCTGCTGAACACTGGGGGCCTGCGATAGTGAGGGCGTTATGAAGAACTGGTTGCGGAGGCGTGCTGTTGAGGTTGTGGTTGCGACTGTGCTGGAGGCCGTGCCCAAGATTGCGCGTGCGGTGGTGCGCGAGTGGAGGAAGCGTCATGGAGGGTGAGCCTGTCGGTGTGCACAGGGTCGAGGTGAAGAAGAAGAGGCTTAACCCGTGGTGGGTGGTTCGTGTTGCTCTCGTCTGCTCCGGCCTTGCGCTGTTTGCATACATCACTGGTCTGTCGTTCGGGACCATTGTCAGATGCTGGGACTACGAGCCGTCGAAGTATTCATGGGAGATCGACAAGAGCGTGCTCGCCACATACCAGTGGTGCAGAGACAACAGGGGCTGGCACTTCTGGGCGCTGGCGTGGTCTACGCTACCGGCTGCCGCAGCATTGTTCGGAGTGTTCGCACTCGCAGCCATGGCGTACTACGACGGCGATAAGAAGTACCTGGAGGATTGATGGCGATCCTGCTGACGTACCTTGTGTGTCTGTGGATAAGCTACTCAATGCTGCCGAGAGGAGGAAAGAAATGAGCAAGCACGAGGCTGTTGTTTTCAGGGTGGAGAAGAGGCCGCATCCCAATGCCGACAAGCTGGCGCTGGTGGAGGTCAATGGGTACGTGAGCGGAGTGCGCAAGGAGGATTTCAGCGACGGTGACCTTGCCGTCCTGATTGAGCCAGACACCTGTGTTCCGGTGGCGCGCCCAGAGTTCTCCTTCCTGTCCGGTGCCGCGTACGCAGATGGGGAGTACGGAGGCTTTGCACGCATCACGGTTCGCCGGTTCCGTGGATTGTATTCGCACGGTCTTGTAGTCAAGGCCCCTGACGGGATGGCGGCTGGAGACAACGCGTTCGAGGCGCTTGGGCTGAAGCACTTCGACCCTGAGGTGGCGAACCCGGGAAGGCGTGGTCACATCCCAGACTCAGAGGGAGACGGCGTCGTTGGGTTCAATGGCAAGTACGACCTGGAGCACCTGCTGAAGTACAAGAACCTTTTCATCGACGGTGAGGAGGTCGTCGTTACCGAGAAGATCCACGGAAGCAACATGCGGGTTGGGTGCGTCGATGGCGTTGTCAAGGTCGGATCACGCAGCCGATGGGTCAAGGACAGCGACAATGTATGGTGGAACGCGTATCGCCCCAGAGCACCCGAGCTCAACCACCTTGCAGTTGACCTTGGACTCACCGTCTTTGGCGAGGTGGTCCCAACGCAGGGAGAGCGCTGGACCTATGGCATCACCGGATCTCCCGGATTCATTGTGTTCGACATGCTGCGCAACGGTGAGTTCATCGACCACGATGAGTTGGCCAAGCTGTGCCGGATGATGGACCTGACCATGGTTCCCGAGCTCTGGCGGGGCCCGTTCAGCATGGACAAGATGCATGAGTTGGCGTCAGGTGTGAGCGAGCTTGCTCCAGGTGTTGCGCCCTACCGAGAGGGGTGCGTAGTGCGTCCAGTCAAGGAGCGCATTCAGTTCCCGGTCGGTCGCTGTGTCCTGAAGCTTGTGTCACCACATTTCCTGGAGAACGAGAAATGAGCAAGCCCGGGGTGAGGAAGCAGCGCGCGCCGAAGATGAAGGGCAGGGTGGTGGTTGACCTCGTGCATGATGACCTGGATGAGCGGGCGGCGCTTGGGCGTGAGACGTACGGCATGAACTTGATGTCCGACAACGGGCGCAATCACCTGATCGACGCGTACCAGGAGGCGCTGGACCTGTGCATGTACCTGCGCGCCGAGATCGAGAAGCGGAGGAAGTGATGTTCTCGGAGATCATCGACGGGTTCTGGAAGATCTGCATTGTGTTCTGGCTGGGCGTGGTCACCGGTGATATCATCGAGGTCCGCGAGATGGTCCAGCAATGTGGGTGCAATAAGTGACGACGCTGCTTCTGACGTACCCGCTGGCGTTCTTCCGAGTGTGGTTGATCTTCACCGGGCAGTGTGCTCTTGTCGAAGCCCGTGACGTGCGCGGTGTGTATCTCTGGAGCAATGAAAGCCTGTGCAACGGCTACCTCCCCCGCTACCTGGAATGGTCCGCTTCCGCGCCGGTATGGTCACAGGGTGGGGTCGCCACTTCGCGGGGTGGGCCGAGCTACACCTGGACACCGGGCAAGTGATCTTCTGTCAAGACATCGGTATTGAGTGGGAGTGACATGGATGTTGTGATCCACAGGTGGACGGTTCTGCCCGAGACCAATCACTTCGGGGCGTGCTCGATGTGCGTTGCGTCCCCACGCGACACGTTCTGCGACACGCCTTTCCACCATCTCCGCATGTGCCTGTGTCCGTCCCATCGAAAGCAGTGGAACAACAAGCTCAGGTGGAAGCGTAAGACTACTTCTTCTTCTTTGGGTTCTTGAGACCACGCCCGCCGGTATCCGGGAGCTTCACGACGTCGGACTTTGGCTTGGCCATCTGCTCGAGCATGTCCTCGATCTCGTCGGCAGACACCTCTTCAGCGGGAGCCATTGCGCCAGAGGTCTTGTAGTCCCACGGCTTTGAGATATCGGTGTTGCCCTTCTTGCCTGACTTCACGTCATCCAGGTAGCCCTGCTTCTGCTTGCGCGCCGCCTCGAGCCACCCGCTGTCGAGACGCTTCTCGAGCTCTGGCTTGAGCGCAGACGGGCCAAGGTCCCACACGGGGTTGTGCGGCACACCGAGCTCTGAGGCGTACTGTGGGTTCATCCAGAGACTTGACCCGGAGTGCTCGGCGTTGCGCTTCTCCATCTCCTCTGCGCGCTGCAGCATCCCCATCCTGGCGCCGGCCTGACCCGTCGTCTTCTGGAGCTTGGCTGCCGCTGGACCAAGGCGCTTGGCCTCGTACTGGGCGATCTTCTTGACCAGCATCGGGGTGACCATGGCAGCCGGCAGCGCAAGGATCTCATCCAGCTGCATCGTGTCTTCAAGACCCTGCTCGGGCGGCTCACCCTGGGACATGGATGCCTGACCAGTGACATGAGGCTCCCGCGCGTTCTTGCGGTTCATGTCCATCGCCATCTGGAAGATCAGCTCTCGGCGCTTCTGGTCGTCGGCCATTGCTCACTCCACCCGCAGGTCCTTGGGCACAAGCTTGAGCATACCATCGGGACCAACGCTCGCCTCGCCTCGGGCAAAGACGGTCACCTGTGGGTCGATTGGTCCAGGCAGGTCAACCTTCACCGTAACCTCAACCTCAACCGCCACTGACGGGAGGCCCACCAGACGAACCACCGACTTGATTGCTTCCTGCATCAATGCTTGCGGATCCAGCTGACTCATTGGCCAACTCCTTTGCTTTCATGCGGGCGAAAGTATACACGGAACTCACCAGGGCGGAAACCCCCAGGAGGAACGCGGCCCGGCTGTCCTTGCCTTCGACCAGCGCGCCAACGCCCTCGACCACGGCGGGGAGGACAATGGACACGGCCAGCCAGAACTCGGTGGTCTTGATTCCAGGCTTCGCTGATTGGTTCATTTCTTCCTCCGCAGCAGCCGACTGACGTCAGACTGAATCTTCCCAAGGGCGTGGGCAACATCCTTTTCCAGCATTGCCTGCTTGTCTGCCAGATCCTTGATGCCGACCTTGAGCTCCTTGATGGTTCCCTCCAGGGTATCAAGGTTCCGATTGAGAGACCACGCCAACAGCCCGAACAGAGCGGACCCGGCAAAGGCAAGAAGTCCAACCATCATCTCTGGGGTCATGCTTTGCTCCGTCACGGCATCTTGCACGCGGCCTTGAGCTTGGCGCGGATGTGGTCTTGGAAGAACGTACGGGCGGCGGCGCGTTCTGCGGCAGACAGGGTGAAGGACGTGCGGCACTGCGCGGGTTCCTCGTCAGGGACAAAGGACCGGAGGCTGGCGTTGGCTTCGGCGCGCATGCCCACCAAGTCAGATGCGGTCACAGCACCACCGGCGCCCGCGTCCACCAACTGCTTGTCCACATACACGCAGAAACCATCGAGGCTGCCCGCGTTCACGTTCTCGCGCACGTCGGACTTGGCCACTTGTGCAAAGATCTGGGAGCCGACAGCCAGGGGGCCCGCAGTGGCAACGCCGAGAAGGAAGGGGAGGATGTTCTTGGGGTTCATGTGTTCCGCCTTTCAGTTGTTGGAGGCGCCGGTCTGGAGCCAGAGGTCATTGGCCGCGTCAAAGTAGCGGATGGTGATGCAGTCGCCCTGGCCAAGTGCCGGAGCCGCGCCGTTGAACACGTTGGCCACGTCGGCAAGGTTCACGTTGGTGGCGGTGCTCGCCGGGTCCACACAGATGACTGCAACAGCCCCGAGCTGGGCACTGGTTTCCTGCATCGTCACGTCGCACCCGGTCGCGTCATTGTTGAGGATGGTGATGGTGTGGGCCTGGGGGTCCAGGGTCTGTGTGGCGTTGGTTCCGCCGCCGTTGTCCGCGCACGTGACGGTCTGCGTCTGGGGGAACGTGACGGTTCCGCCGCCATAGATGCCGAGTTGCCGGACCCCGGTTGCCGAAGCGTTGTCCATCACCTCCGTCACAAGTGTCGTCACCCCCATGTCCGTTGCGGAGACAATGCTGTACGTCTTCCCGTTGACGTCCGCCGTAACCTTGTCAGCATAATCGGCGTCGGTGAACGAGGCACCGTAGTATCCGATGTTGCCGCGAGAAACCCCACCGGAATCCACCACCGAGAAAACCGAATAGTTTGATGCGCTTGTTCCCTGCACGCTGACCTGCCCAGCAGCCGCATAGACCGACAACCCATCATTGACGCAGGCATACCCGGAGAACAGGCTGTTGCACGTCGCGCTTCCGCCGTTGGTGATGGGGCCACGGAAGTCCACGGTGGTCGTGCCGCCGGTGCCGAAGGTGAAGGTGCCAGCGCTTGCACCAGTGACGGAGTAATCGCTATACGTGGCCACGCTGCCACTGGTGTTGTAGAGCCCAAGCACCGTGGTGTTGTTGCCCAGAACAGAGCTGGCGCGTGATTGAATGTACGCGGTGCCAAAAGCGGTGTTGTTGCGTTGGACGTTCCCAGCGCTGTCCAAGTACATGTTAGTCGCAAAAAGCATAGTGCTGGTATTGCTACTGATGTTCTGGTGTTGCAGGGCGCTGCACACCTCAGGACTAGCGTTGTTGCTCGCCTCACACAGCGCCACCTGCAGGTCCTCGTCGGAGGGCCGGATGCGCACGGTACCGGTGCCGTTTGCGTTGTCGCCGGTGAAGACGGTTGGTGCGCCGACGGTGCCGCCGCTGAAGTTTCCAAGGAACTCAATAGATCCGCCGGCCCACGCATACCCGCAGACCAGGAAGACCAAGCCAGTTGCCAGGAAGAATGGGTTGACGTTCTTCATCGACAGCCGCCTCCGATGATCACCTGCAACGTCTGGGTGCCGCTGGCCGTGCGCACGAACACCGCTCTGGGGCTTGCCTGGATACTCAGCGGGGCGCTTGCGGTACATCCACTGGAGCACAGGCTGATGGCCTTGGTGAGATCCTGGGTCACATCACTCCCGCCAACAAAGACAGCCGTTGCAGAGGTGTTGACCAGGACCGTGGCACAGTCAACCGGGGTGCTGGCCTGTAGCGCCGCCGCCGATTCCGCCAACGCCAAAACGCTGGTACCCGTGGTCGTGGCCGTGATCTGGCGGACCTGGATCCCACTGAGCGGAGTCTGCGCATGGACGCCGGAGCCAAACAGCATTGCCAAAACAAGGATCTTCTTCATGGGTTACCTCTACCATACAGCCTCTCCATATACATCCGGAGCAGGTCGTCGTTGGGGCTGCCGATGTCGTCCTCGGGCAGGGATCCCTTCTTGATCTGCTTCCCGATGGCGAGCTCCGGTATGGGCGGGACGCTCTCGAAGCCCTGGCGTGTGCGAGTGACGGAGTTCATGTAGGGGTCGAACGGGGCATAACGCGCACCGAGCATGTACTGGGCAAGCTTGCGCTTCCGGAATGCGCCCTGCTCCTCTGGGTCGAGACGGGTAGGTGAGACGCGCCCGAGTGCCATGCGCCCAGAGTCTAGAACCCACGGAGGAACCTCGGAGGCGCCAAAAGCACCGGCATATTCGAGAGTTGCTGCAAGCTCTGGGTTGCGGCCAAGCAGCGCGTCCGGTGGGAAGTTGGCGGGGTCCTTGCGCTGGAGATCCGCGATACCGTACAGGCCGCCACCACCATAGTCTGGCATCTTGTAGGCCGCATCGCCAAAGCCCTTGTTGGCAAGAGCCCAGGTCCTGTTGGTCGCCATGTCCTTGCCCGTGAGCGCGCTGACCGGACCACGGATGTTGGGGTTGGCCATGCCAAGGATGGTCGGACCAGCCGGAGGGGCGCCGTAGATGTACTTGCGGATGGTGTTTGAGGCCATCTCCGCCACGTCTCCAACCTCGGTTCCGGGACCGGGGACCTTGATCGTCGTCGGCTTGCCGTCAATCTCAACGAGCGGGATACCGGCAAAGTTCTGCCACGGCTCCTTGGCCTTTGCGCTGATCGGCCCCTCGCTGGTCTGGGCGTCGTACGTTTCGGCTGCGCGCATGAAGTCATAGAGGTGGCGGTACTTGTCGGGGTTCTTCAGGGCGGCGTCGAGTGCCCCCTTGGTGGCTGCGCTCTGCCACTTGATGAACAGCGTGTACGGACCGAGCTTCTCCTGGAGGGCGTTCTTGTCTGCGAAGTTCACCAGGAGCCGGTTGGTTTGCTGAATGGCTGACGTGGGGCGCATGCCGCTCTTGATGAGTGACAACGTATGCCACGCGCGGATGGCGTCCTCACTACGAACACCGTCGGGAAGGCCGGGGAACAGGCGGCGCGTAGCCTCATCGGTGCCCAGGCTGCTCAGCTTTCCCGGGGTCATCAGCACATCGCGCACAAGACGACGACCACGCGAGACCTTGTTGGCCAACCCGCCCTGGTCCTTGATGAACTTCTCCCCGAGCAGCAGCTGCGGCTTGTCCTGTAGCTTGAGCATCTCGGCGGTGCGCCCGTAGCCGATGGTTCCCTGCCGCATGATCTGGTCGGTCAGGTCCTTGTCGAGCTCGCCCCTGAACAGCTTGCCCACCATCTCTCGGCTTCCGTGGCTGGTTGCAGCTGGGTTGTCGATGACCACACGGATGATCTCGGACGGGCGCTGGAACGCATCGAAGCCGGGGTTGCCGCGCGTCAGTGACTCAGACGCAGAAGAGGCAGCAAGCACGTCATCCATCGCCTTTGCGGTCTTTGCCGCCGCCTCTGCCGCAGAAGGGAGGTTGGTCATCTGATGAATGGCCTGCCCGGTCGGACGGTCAACAACCTTGAAGTTGAGCGAGCGGTCAAGATCCCTGCTTCCGGTGGACGGGATGACGAAGACAGAGCGGTGGTCCTTCGACTGGGCAATGATCTCAGGGACCTCGCCGTTGTCAACGATCAGCAGCGCCTTGCCGTCAGCACGAAGCCGACCCTGGATGTCATTGCCGATGCGGCGGCTGAACATGAAGTCCGAGTACGCCTTGTCGCTGCTCCCTGCGTTGGCATACCAGCGGTCGAATGCCTCGCTCTCGATCTCGCGCTTCTCGAAGGACTTCTGGAGTGAGCGCATGACCTCCATCTTGGGGCCTTCGCGGGCGATGAACTCATTGCGGGCGGTCTGCGCGGTGGTCGTCAGTGCGTCGGCGTTGTCAAGCTGCTGCCTGAGCAGGTCCTTCTCGCGTGCCGTCATGTTACTCTTGGTGGCAACCTCGTCAGCGAACACGCGCTCCTTGGCGTCCTTCCACATCTCACCGGGGCGGATGTCATCAAAGGTGCGACCAGTCCACGTCTCTCCCTGGACCGGCGGCTTCTGCGTCCTGGTGCCGCGAATCAGTGGGATCTGTCCGCCCTGTTGAGGCTGCTGCTTGAATAGCGGGAGATTGAGCTGAACGTCGGTCTCTGGAGACGGGCCGGGGTCAAGCAGTGACTTCTTCGGGGCAGACGACACTCCGCCCTCAAGCTGAGACTGTATCGTCTTACGCACAGACATGAGGCGCTCCATTGCGGAGTTCACCTTGGCGTCACCGTACTTGGCGCGCACCTTGGCCATCTCGTCGGCGCTGTTCATGGCGTTGTGCAGGTCGGCCCAGATGGGGTCAGATCCCTCGCCGATGCTCTTGGCAACCCCTTGCGAGTAGATGTCGGATGCGGTCTTACCCTGCTGCCGCGCCCCCTCGAGTGCGTCACGGGCCAGCCCACTCTCAACAGCAGAGATTGCCGGTGCATCGTGGAAGAGGCGGGCCAGCTTCGGGTCGTCAGCCATGCCTCCAGGGATCGCCGGGTTCGGAGGCTTGACACCCCAGCCCGACAGCTCAAGGCGGACAGGATCAAGACCCTCAGCCATCAGCGTGCGCACGCCCTGCCCAAGCTCCTCGACGACCGGCTTGCCGACAGCCTTGATGGCCTCAGCCCCGCCAGTGCGACCCAGCATCTGGGCACCAGCGCCGAACGTGCGACCAGCGGCCTCTCCGAAATCCCTGGACAACTCCTCGCGCGCCTCCTTGGGAATATCGGGAACCCCCTCCGCCAGCTGCTGCGCCTGGGCCATGCCCTCTTCGTACGCCTTGTCGCCCTCGGCAACAGTGTTCTCAATCTCGCTGGTCGGGATGCGGCCACCGATAGTCTGGAGCCCTGCCTTGAGCTGCTTGCCGGCGCGTCGTGCCTGTGCCAGTTGTTCGGCGAATGGGGTCAGCGCTCCTGCCGTGAAGTTGGCGAGCGGGGTGAGTATGTCCCTGTTTGGCGCGGCATTGTGGAGCAGCTGACCAGCGTCACGTCCGACCTCAGCGCCGACCTCGGGGAAGCCAAGGCCTGGAGCCTGCTCGCGTCCACCGAGAAAGCGGAGAGCCGCCGCACCCTGCTGCTGGAGAGGATCACCGGCGCCAGTCACCGCACCGAGAAGACGCTGACCGCCACGACCGAGTGTTGACTGGGCGGACATGCTGACGTCGAACGGATCGTAGCTGACGAAGTCGTCCTGGCCCTGGGCGATGGTGTTGCGTTCCTTGTCAACGATCCACACCTTGACGCCGTCGCTGAAGATCTCACTTTCCGGGTTCTCTGCCTGGATCTTCTTGGCCTCGCCCCAATCCTTGAACGTACGGGTAACACGGGGCACGCGCTTGTCGGTGTCGAGCTCGTCTGGCGTGAACGCCTGGGCAAAGATGCGCCGGTTGTGTGACGGATCTCCAAGGCTGTTCAGTGTCTCGTCTGCGCGCTGGGATCCCTTGTACATCGGCAGCACCGAGCGGATCTGAGAGCCACGCGACGCCTCATCCATCTGGCCCCGGATAGACGACATCGCTGCGGACTTATCGCTCTGGTCTTCGCCGAGAACGGACATCATCACCGCGTCGTCGCGAAGGTCCTTGTATTCCGGGATGCTGTACCGCAACTGCTCCAGGTAATGGCCGCGCTGCTTCTCGTCAGACAGGCCCTCCCTGATCCGCTTGTTGAGCGAATCCTCAGTCCATCCCTCCTTCTCCATCCCTGGGAACCTGTCGAGGATGGCTCGCGCTGGAGTGGACATGGATCACGGCTTTCCGAAGTTCGGCGGGCGTGCGTTTGGGCTGGACGTTGATCCTTCACCACCGCGCTGAATTGACCCCTCGTCCACGCTGATGCCATTCATGCGCAGAAGCTCCTTCTTCATCTCCTGAAGCAGCTTGAGGCGACTCGGGCCCTGGCCAGTTGCTTCAGCTTCGGCCTCTGCCAGTTGGGCCTCCTTCTTGACCTCGTCTCGCTGGGAGCGAAGATCAGCCCGCATGTTTTCCACCCTGGTGTCCCTGATCCTGGTCATGTTGTTCTGGATGCGTCCGATCTCGGCATCAATGGACTTCAGCTGCGGCTCTATGGAGGACCTGCGCCAGTTGACGAGAGCGTTGGTGTTGTTCTGAGACGCCTGGGCCCTGAGCCACGCCTGATACTCATCAGACTCGCGGTTGAGGTGCCACTGCGGTCCGAGGAATCCCTGCTGATCGTCCTGGCGCGCACCCTTGGCTTCGTCGGCAAGGCGCTGACGCTCAATCAGGCTCTGGGCAGTGACGTTGCGCCCTGCAAGGTCGTACTTGCCACGGGTCTCGGCGCTCTTGTTGAATCCTTCTCCGGTCACGCGTGCGCGCTCGATGCCCTGGTCTGCCCCGTACTTGCGGGCGTCGGCCCCAACCATGGCGGGATGCAGCTTGCCGTAGTAGCGGATGATCTCCTTGTTGAGGTCGTCTTCCTTCTGGGCCTGCGCCTTGGCGACCGACATGTCTGCCTGCATCTTCAGGCGCTCCATGGCATTCTCGCCACGATCCTGGGCAAGCTGGAACTGGTCGTCCTCTGCGCGTGCCTGCTGCCTCCGGTTCAACATGTTCCGGATGGAGTCAAGCAGCATTCCCTGACCGTAAGCCATAGATCACCCCGGGTTGATTCCGCGCCGCGCGTACGGGTTGTACTGATTCATGAGCTCCTGACGACGACGCTCTTCCTCGGACATCTGCGGAGACGGCTTTCCCATGTGGCCGGGGGGTGCACCGACAATGGCGTCAATGGTCTTGGCCTCGAGGTTGCGGTCGAAGTTCTTGTCCGCCTCGGCGTTGATCTCTCCGCCCCACTGGGACATGCCAGCACCGGGTGAGATGGCAGATGCAATGGCAATGCGGTTGGCCTCGGGCGACGGCTTCCAGTCTGCGCTGTCCATGCGCCGGGCATCCATGGCGGGAGGAGGTGCGGCATCAGCGGGAGCAGGAGGATTGTTGGCCTGACTCACCAGGGCGCCCATGAGATCTCCGAAGCCTCCAACGCCCCTGGGGGGAGACGTGGGGTTCTTGTTCGGGAACGGGCGCAGGCCCTTGATGGCACGACCAGCACCAGCCATGAGGCGTCCAGGGGCGGCAAGCACACCGCCGATAGCCCCGCTCACTGCGTCGTTCGCTCCAAGCAGCGCCTCGCTGGCAGCACCGGCAAGAGGGTTGATCTGCCCAACTCCCTTGGCCATAGAGCCGAGAGGACCCATGTCGGTCTTAGCCGGTCCGAAAGCGCCGCCACCCATGGACTGCTGCCCAAGAGGCTTTGACTGGTCTGGCTTGCTGTTCATCTGCTCCAACAGCATCCGGATCTTCTCTTCGTCGAGTCCGCTCTGGTCCATGTGTCACCCGGGCAGTGCTTCCCCGAAGAACTCAAGAGCGCTGCCGATCAGCTCAGGAGCAACCTCGGAAAGAATGGAAAGGATCTCGCGCGGGTCGGTGCGGCCCTGGTTCATCAGGTCGTAGATCATGCCCTGCGCCTGGGTCTTCATCTGGGCTCCGGCCTGGGTTCCTGACAGCTGGCGCTGGAGAGAGTCCATGGCGATGCCGCGATTGCCCTCGGTGATGGCGCGGTTGCTGGAGTCCATGACCTGACCAGCGAAGTCACCACCCATTCCGCGTCCACCACCAGCCTGACGGGAAAGAGCGTTGCGCATCAGGGCGTCACGGTTGCGGTCAACGTCGCTACGCAGCTGCTGGCGCTGGAGCTCGTCGTACTGCTTGTAGAACTCCGGATCCATGAACCGATCGCCGCTGGCTTTGACGTTGTTCAGGTCACCAAACTGGTCAAAGTAGTCCAGGAGCTCCGGCTTCGTGGCATCGTTCAGCTTCTTGGCAAAGTCGGCAGACGGACCAATGGCACCACCGGCAGCGTTGAGGCCCATGCGTGTTGCCCACTCAACCACAGATGCGGGGTCGCTCCAGTCGGGCATGTCGCCGCCGGGTCCCCAGTTCCCAAGCATCGCGTTGTTTTCTGGGTTCATCACATTGTTCGGGTTGTCGTCTCGGAACGTGTTTCCGACCGCATCGCCAATGGTGTATCCGCCGGGGCCGTCCTTGACCGCCGCAGCCGTATCCCGCATGGCCCCCCTGTTCCACTCGTACACCTGGGCGGCAGGGTTCTGGGAATCAACGCGCGTCTGCACCGAGCCTGCGCCACCCTGTCCCTGCGGAACGGACCCACCGAGAACACTCATGCCGGCCACCGGGTTGTTGCTCTGGTACCCCGGGATGTTCATTGCCCGCTGGTTTCCGATCTGAGAGATATCCCGCGCGCTGCCGATGGAGTCGTTGAGCCCGAAGCTGTTGCCGCCCATGGCCTGCTTGATTCCGCCTCCTGATGCAGGGGCGATGCCAGCATTGGTGTACACGGGAGGCGCAGCCTGGGCCATCTGCTGGATCATCGGGCGGGGAGACTGCCCACGGAACATCCGGTTCTGGACCTGCGCGGGCTGCTGGACAACAGGGGCAGGAACTGGGCGCCCAGGCATCGGGACACCCTGCTTCACGCCAGCCTTCGGACCAGCACCGACACCGCTGAAGTTCGCGGCAGACTGCTGCACAGACCGACCGACGTTCGCGAGTCCACCGGCAGCTGAGACTTTGCCACCAGCGGGGTTTGCGGTTACGCCGGTCGGTGCTGGCTGGAGCTTGCGCTGCTTGAGCCGGTCGAGCGGGTCATCATAGGGGGACGCCATGCCCGCCTCCTAGCTCAATCAATCCAGGTCTTCCTCGTACTCCACACAGATGAGGAATGCGCCGAGGGTGCCGGACGTACGGGTCATGACCACCTGAAGCTGCGAGGTAGCAACGCAGTCGGAGGTCGTGATGGCCGGTGACACCCGACGCCCAACCGTAGCGGAGACGGAGGTCGCGGTGCACAGATCCGCATACGCACCAGGATCCTTGTTGGCGTCCTCGGCAGCGCTGGCCTGAAGCTTCGCGGTGAACACGGGGGACGTACCGGCATCCTCAGACGCGAAGTGGAATCCCTTCACCTTGATGGGGCGGAGGAAGCGACCGACGAGAACGCTGGTGGTTGCGGCCAGGCCGGCAGGGAGACGGATGCAGATGTCTCGACGGACCTTGGAAAGCTGGTTGGAAATGGGGTTAGCTGCGGCCATGTGGGAGATCTCCTTGCTAGCAGTCTACTTCTGTACCTCAGGTGGCGGCGTGTTGCAAGGTCCAGTCCAACTGAAGCTGGGGGGACGGGATGGCAGCACCTGCGCTCCACGTGAAGTCCACGGTGAGAATTGGGCTGGCGGCGGAACTGTCAATGCTGATCGGGGACGCGCTAAGGTCGCCGTAGATGGGAGTTCCAAGGGCGAGGCCAGAGCCGTTGATGGTGATGGTGAGGACTGTGGATCCGTTGTACTTGACCAGCATGTTGGTTGCGGCACCGAGGGCCACGGCAGTTGGAACGTTGTCCTGCCCGACGGCGAGACTCCAGCCGACGATCTTGTAGGTTGCCGTTGCCCCGTCGCTGGGGAGTATCCGGCGGGTGAAGATGTTGGTCCGGGACGCGCTGTTGAAGATCGTGCCGGTCGAGAAGCACCAGGATCCACGGGCCTTGGGGGAGGCGAGCTTGGACGTGGCGATGCTG